ACTGGCGAAAAGTGACAGTTTTTGCACACTCCGCACATGCGGCATTGTGCCGTACTGAAATCAGACAGAGCAACTCGTAGGGATTTCCGACTAGTTGCGCTCTTGAGCGAACGTCGCGTCACAGGGCCCCATAGGCAGCAGAGCTGGCCTTCTCGGTTCTGCAACCGGCCCTGCCTGGGCAATAGTTAGTATGTGGCCATTTACCGGCGTGGAGCGCGCCATCCGGCGGCTGAGTTTCAGGCTGGTGAGGCCCTGTGGGTTCCGTTGCCGCCTAACCAAGAGGATTGACATGCTGTTTTATGCCGTTTCTGCCGCCCCGCCAGTTGACAAGGACGTTGTTGCCCGCACCCTGACCGTGACCATCAACGGTGAGGTGGCTGACACCAAGTCCTACACCGCGGGGGCCACGGACCTGGGCGAGGTTGCTGCCAAGGAAGGCGATCTGGTGGTCTTGGTGCTGACCGACACCGATGACGCCGGGAACGTCTCTGCACCGGCCGAGCTTTCCTTTACCGCCGCCGACACCCTGCCCCCGGCAGCCCCAGAGTTTGGGGTGACCCTGGTGCGGGAAGAGTGATCCGTTGCTACTTGCTGGCCATGGCCGCCGCCGGGTTCATCTTGGCGGCGGTTTTGGCCGCTTTTCTAGTCATGGCTGCGGGGCAATAGTTCTCAGGAGCCCCCCATGCCGTATCTGACCTATTTCGACGCGGTTGAGCATCTAATCACCTCCTCTTTTGGCGGTCCCCAGGATGCCGAACAGCGGGACATCCGGACGGCCGTCCAGCGGGCGTATTCCGAGGTCACCCAGATCCGGGACTGGGCGTACTACCACGTTCACGGGCGCGTCTACTTGGAGGAATCGCGCACGGGCACCGGCACGGCAGGCGGGGGCGGCGCCGTAAGTTTCTCTTCTGCGCTGTTTGCGGGCTCTGCTACAGGCGAGCCTGCCTCGCACTACACGCTCCGTGTGCGTGACATCAATTACCCGATTGTGTCCTACGTGGACGGCTATGGGGTTTCCATTGCCGACGCGGCGCTGACGTTTCCGCCCGGCACTGCCTGCACAGTCTTTCGTGCGATCTACCCCCTCCCTTCCGACTTCCGCAATCTGGACGAGCCCTCTGATGAATTCAATTGGTGGGCCGGTCTGTATGTCACGCCCGATGAGGCCATGAAGATTGAGCGCGTCTCCAATAGTTCTGGTTCTCCATTCCACTGGACCGTCATCAAAGACCCGGCCACCAACGGCTGGGCGCTGAAGCTCGTCGGCTACCCGACGCATGCCGAGACGCTGGACTTCACCTACCGCCGCACGGCCCGTGGTTTGCGCTATTCCGGCCATGAGGCCGTGGCGCGACAAGGCACCGTCACCGTGACCAACGGGAGCATCGGAGGTGCCGGCACTGCCTTTGCGGCAAACATGGTGGGCGCAATCCTCCGGGTTGGAGACACCACCAATTCGCCGGGCCCCATTTCTTCGATCACGCCGTACGCCGCAGAGGGGATGATTAAGACTCGCTCCAGCGCGACGGCGATGACATGCGACACGACAGTCAGCGCCGCTGCGTCAACCAAGTACCTGATCACAGACCCCATCGACCTGCCCGCCCATATGCACAACGTCATGTACTCAGCGGCTGAGTACTGGCTGGCGCGCATCCGCAATCAGAAGCCGGACAACGCTTTCGCCATGTACCAGCGGGACTTGCGACTGGCGATGGAGATGGATCAGCTTGCCCCGCTCTCTGGCCGGTCGCGTGAGATTTATCACGATGGCGGCTGGAAGAGTCCCCTGAAGCCGGATGCCGGAACATGATCATCATTGACAAGTGGGCCGGACTGGTGACGAACGCAAGTCCGTACGCGATTCCTCCTGGCTCTGCTGTGACGCAAGTCAATCTCCAGGTCATCTCGCCCGGCCAAGTTGTAGTGCGCCCCGGCACGGCGGCGGTGTCGTTTTCCAGCCACACCGGGTCTACGCAAGCAATCGTCCGCGCGTTCCGCTACCCCGGAAGCACTGAAGCTGTTCTGTACGAAAACTCGTCTGGTGTGCTATTTGTTGCAAGAGGGCCATCCTGATGCAGCTCGGCGCTCGCACCACCGGGTCCGTCGTCAGCGTGTTCGTCACTACTGGCGGGACGCAGTACTCCGAGCCTCCCGTCGTGACGTTCGCGGGCAACGCCGCTGGGGTTGCGCACCTTAGATCCACTAGGGTGCAGACACTCGTCATTACCAACGGAGGAACAGGGTACACACAGAGCCCTGCCGTCTCCATTTCCCCCGTGTCCACGCAGGCGACTGTTTCTTCTCTGACGGCAGGCACGGACTCCACGATCCTGACGTTGTCCACTGCCGCCGCCACGACGTTCTCCCGCATCCAGGCCGGAACCTTCGGCGCAACGATCTCGTCGTTCTCCAACGCAACGCAGGTAGTCGTCGGCACAACATCGTTCACCACGGGCGCCGCCACGCTGTACTCCTCTGGAACCGGCGCAGCCGCGACAGCCTTTGCCTACACGGGCCCGCTTCGGCCGATTTCGTTTTTCAAAGGCCGATTCAACGACGCCTACGGCGTGGATGGCATGGGGCGTGGATTTCGGTGGAACGGCACCGACGCGGCCGTTGAGAAGATCGGAATAGAGAAGCCTGCCGTTGGGCCAAAGGTATCCATCTCCAATACCTCCGCCAGCGGATTCTTGGAATCTGTGCAGCTTGTGCAGGGTGGTGCTGGATATTTTTCGCCGCCCACGGTCACGATTACCGGCGGCACGCCAGCCCGTCCCGCCACGGCTCGCGCGGTGGTTTCAAACGGCCGCGTGACTTCGGTGCTGGTCACAAACCGTGGGTCCGGCTACCAGACAACGCCCACTATCTCGTTTTCTGGCGGCATAGGATCCGGCGCCACGTTTGGCGTTACCGCTTCCGGGAAAGTGCTCCAGGTCAACGTCCTGAATTCGGGCCGTGGATACACCACCTCCACCGCCTGCACTGCCAGCAAGGCGACATACGTCTTCCATGCCGTGCGTCACGGCCTGCTGGCCGGAAGCACGTTTTCGTTCTCTTCGATTTCCGGTCCTTCGGCCGTCGCGACAATTTCGGCGTTCACCGCAAGCACTACCGGCGGTACGGTGACGTTTTCCACAACGCAGGCAAGCACATGGCAACGGGTCGCGCTGCCGACGCGCTCTGCCAACATCGTCTCGTTCTCCAACGCCACCCAAGCGTTCATCGACGTTCCGACATTCGGGCTTGGCGGCGCCACGGTCTACGCCGACCCTGGCCTGACCACGGGTGTTGAATACTACGCCGTGAAAGTTGGGGGGAATACATTCACCGCCGCGACAGAAACGGCGGGCTCAACCGACATTCTGACAAACAGCATCGCGTCGGCCGTCATCCGGATCCCGCCGCCGCGCATTGAGTTCGCGACAAACGGCGGGCTGGCGGATGCTTCCGCCGCGATTGTCATTGATAGCGCTGGCGGAGTCGGAAACGCTGTCGTCTTAGCGTCTGGCACGGGGCTCACAACGTCTTCGGTTGCTGCCACCGTAGTCGGCGGCGCCGGAACTGGTGCGCAGTTGCTGGTCGTCCCAGAATACTCCGTCTCTGGCGCGACCGTCGTCAATGGCGGAAGCAATTTTTTTACCGCCCCCGTCCTTACGTTTCGCGCAGCCACCAACGATCCGACCGGGTTTGGCGCCGCGGCGACTGTGAGCGTCAATTCCGCGGGGGCCATCTCTGGCGTATCCATGGTTTCCGGAGGCCGATACGCCGCCCCGCCGACAGCGCTCATTCTCAACACGGAGGCCAAGGCCCAGGCGACTATCGCGCAATCGCTCCAAGGGAAATACCAGTGCGCGATCCGTTACATCGATGACACGCCCCGCACTGATAACGGCCCCATTCCGTCGTCCATCTCGGAGTTGGTGGAGGTAGACGTGTCCTCGCCGCGGGAGTCGCTGACATGGTCGTTCACGCACTACGGCCTAGACGACCGTGTACACGGGATGGAACTGTGGCGCTCGTCCGCCGACCAGTCGGTAGCCCTGTATCGCGTGGCCACCATCCTGCGGTCGGATCCGGCGTTTACCGGAACCTACGTGGACACGTTTGCTGACCCAGAACTCCAGGACCAGAAGCGGGCCGACTTTGCAGTCCTCCCCATCATCCTGCCGTCCGGTCAGGTGAACGCCCGGCGCTTCGGTGTCGCGCCCGGAGAGTTTGCCGTGGCAGCCATGTTCCAAGATCGCGCATGGTTTGCCGTGGACACAAGCGGCGAGCGGCCCAATTCACTCCTGTACTCTGAGGTTGACGAGCCAGAGAGCGTCCCGCCAGAGAATGAACTGGTTCTCCAGGAGAACACGCAAGAGCCCGACAAGATCGTCGGCCTGATTCCGCTGGGCTCCCAGTTGCTGGTGGTCCAGTCGTCGCACATGTACGCCCTGTCGTACGTGGCACAGCCCGTGATCGATGCCTCCATGATCTTGGTGGCCTATCGCGGCATGCTCAATCCGCAGTGCGGCGATGTCCTTTCGGGCGTTGCGGTTTTGGCGGACAGCTACGGCATCTACTCGTTCGACGGCTCTAACGCAGAAGCCATTTCCGTGGCCATCGACAACTACTGGCGCGACAACATCATTGATTTCTCAAAGTCGTCGCAGTTCCACATGCGCGCCGACTCCGCGACGATGACCGTGCGGTTCTTCTACTGCCGATCCACAGACTCCGCTCCGGTGCGTGCGTTGTGTTACTGCATCGCCACAAAGGCATGGTGGGAGGAGACTTATCCGGTCGCCGTTACCGCTTCATGCCATAGCGTTGTCGGATCCAAGTCGGCGGTCCTCACTGCCACGCAGGCCGGATCCTTCCTGAAGCAATCTGGCCTCACGGATTCCGGGGCTGCCATCCAGTACAAGTTCCGCACCGGAAACCTGGAAATCGTCAACGAGCCGACGCGCGCAGTGTCGTTGCTGTACAAGCCAACGAACACCACCTCTGCGATTGACCTCGCGCTGCACTACAACAACTCTTCCAGCCCGCGGCCCAACGCCGTCCTCAATGACCAAGGGGCCGGCTTCATTGCGGGCGCTACGGTAGCCACGCTCAACATGAGCAAGACGCGCTCCGCGCTTGGCGATGCCAGTGGCATGGCGACCGCTCCGTACTCCGGGCGAATTGACGACCGTTCTGCCGGGGCCGACCGGCATATCGCGGTGGACTTGGCCGGCGAGCAGTCCGCGGATGGCGTTGTCTTGTACAGCATCCGCGCGAGTGGGGTGCAATAAATGCTGACCTCCGTCATGCCGGCGATGACCCGCGCCTTGCAAGGGTCGATGAACCCGCAGGCGATCAAACAGGTCACGCAAGCGCTTGGCAACTGCAACCAACAACTCACGCACCGCGGTGATGTGCAAATCCGGCCGGACGGCTGGGCGAACGCCACCAACTTCAACGGCACCTACGGTGAATTGCCCCCGTCGATGGAAGACTACAACAGATACGTTGGCGGATACACGGAAGGCGTTGACACCAACAATAACTTCTACAACAACCCGCTGTACAACACCCAGTTTGATTATGGGGACACGGTCCTTGTTGGCGGTGGTCCCGCCGGGGCCGCTGGGGCTGCGGGGGGGGACGGCGCAGCGGGCCCGTCTGGGCCTCCTGGCAGCGCAGGCGGGGCTGGTGCCGCAGGCTCTGACGGTCGCGACGGGGCATCCGGCGGGGGCGGCGGGCAGGGAGCGGCTGGGCCGGCTGGGCCCCCGGGCGAATCCGCTGGCGGCGGCGGGGCTGGTGGAGTGCAGATTGATATTGACAACATCATCGCGCAACTCATGGGGCGGCTGCGCGAGAAAGCCGCAGTTTCCTCGCTTGATCCCACAACCGGGTCGGCCTCCAAAGTCTCCACATCCAAAAAGGAGTTTGTGGTGGATGTTAAATGCGAGGGCGGTGAGATAGTGCCCAAATGGGAAGTCTATCGCATTGTTGAATTTGTGGAGGACGTAGACGTTTTGACGAGCGTCCGCGAGATCCCGGGCACGTATTACGGCCCGTAGGGGACATTGACTAGGTAGGAGAATACACTATGCAGTTTTGGGGTAATCCGGCCGCGTGGGGACCAGCAGCGCAAGTCCAGACCGCGCAGATTCAGGCCGCTGGGCAAGCTGCCGCCAACCAGTTTGGCTCCGTCGCAGCATTTGGCAATGCGCTGGGCGGCCTGGGAAACAACTACTCCGACATCTATAAGTCGTACGCCCAGGGCCTGGGAGGCGCTGGCACTAATCGCACCGGGGCGTACAACGCCTATGCCAGCGGATTGGGGCAAGCCGCGAACGCCTCCGGATTTGCTGAGGCCGCACGGCAGGCTTCGCTTGGCAACATCGGAACGGCTGCGATGGGTTCCTACGGGCAGGCCGCTAACTCTGCCTTGGGGGCGTGGGCGCAGAACCAGCTTGCCTACAACCAAGCGCTGGCTGGCCTTGGGCAGTCTAATCAGGCTGCACTTTCCCAATTGGGCACAAGTCGCAACGCCGCCCTGAGTGGGCTGGGCGGTGCGTACGCCGATCTTGGCGGCAGGCTTGGTGCCGCAACTGCGATTGGCAACATGGATTTCGGGATGGGCGGCAATGGGTTTAACGCAACCGGACCTGACGGCCGCGTGGCCTCCGGATCGTACAGCGGGGGCCGCTCGTCGCGCGGCGTGGACATGGAGGATGTGGGCACTCCGTCTTACCTTGGACTGGCAGCGCTTCAGGGCAACCTCATGGCCGGCGACATCACCGGCTCCCTGAATAACAACTACACGGACTCCATGAATCGGCTGGACAGCCAGCACTATTCGTCTCGCAACATGCCTAGCCAGATGCTTGGCCAGACGCTGTCCGGCCTGCTGTCGCTTGGGAGAGATGCTTACGGGCAGATTCGCGGCGGCATGAACCAGTTCTTCGGGAGCCAGAACGCGGCCCTCCGCAATCTTTCTGACGGCTACAGGGACACAACTCGCGACCTGAACAACTACGCCGGGAAGATGGGCGATGGCTTTGGCACCGCTAACGCCAACGTCGGCGGACTTGGAAGCGCCATCCGCGGGCTCTTCGACGACAGCATCGGCCAGATGGACATGTTTACGTCCCCTGCGCAGCAGCTTCGGCGGCAGCGTGAGGCCGATTTGTTCACTCGCGATGCCAACATGCGTGACCGGGTTGCCGACCGTCAGATGGAAGAGGAGGGCTTTTCTCCTGGGACGTTCGTTCCGTTCCGCGGCTTGGATTGGTGGGATTCTTACCGACGCAACATGCCGACCTTCTGATGCTTACCTACAACCACACTCTTCCGTCGCAGCCGCCGATGGCACTCCAGATGCCAACGGACAGCCCGTTCACCAAGTTCGGATCGACGCACGGTGACATGTTGGCCGCGCAACTGGGACGGGCCCAGGCCGACTACGACGTTAACGCCGCACGGTCGGCCAATGACTACGCCCAGCGGTTTATGGACGCAGAGAACCAGTTGGTGTTGCAGGGCCTGAACAACATGGGGCAGGCCCAGCAAAACGACAATTCTCTTTTTAACCAGCGTCTCGGAAACATGACCGGCATCCTCGCGAGCCTGTATCAATGAACTCCGTCCAGATGTTCCAGCCGCTGCCGACCGGCATTCCGGAGCCCACCAGCCGTGCGCAGTTCAATAACGCAATGGCATTTGCGCTCGCATCCGGCGATCCGCGCATGGCGGCCAAGCAGTACGACCGCAAGGGGTTCTCCCGCGGTGCTGGTCAGATGAACCAAGCCGGCATCGACGCTGCCAACAGCATGGCAGAGGGCATTGCCCAAGCCTACTCCGGCAACCTCCAGAACCAACAGTACAACGCTCTCTCTGGCCTGCAGGCCCAGCAGGCCGAGGAAACGCAGGCCCAGTCCCTGGGTGCGCTCCAGCAGCAGAACAACTACGCCAACCAGATGGCTGCGCTCCAGCAGCAAAACCAAATACTCAGTCTCTTGGGAGGATTACTCCGCTGATGGCCAAAATCGATTTTGACTTAGACGACCTGACCAACTCCGCACTGAAGCGGCTGGTGAAACAACTCCTCATAGCAGACGAGGCGGAAGAGAAGAAGATCATGTCCCGTCTCGGCAAGCGAGCTGAAAAGAACGACCTCGCTGACCTGGACGAGGAGATGCACGGCAAGCCCGATACGCCCGAAGTGGAAGACGAAGACATCGGGGAGGACGGCGAACTGCCGGACGTTCCCGGAAAGAAGAAGAGGAAGTAATGGCCGGCATCCGCATCCGCCCCCGCTCTGCCCCCACGATGCATCCGTTCCGTCCTGCGCAGACTACGCGCGAGGCGATGCTGATGCAGGACGCCCTGGATCAGGCCATGGGATCTGGCGACGACGCGCTCGCTCGCGAGATCGCCGCCGCAATCCGCATGAGCGACGTTGACCCCGGGTCCGTTGGGGTGATGCGAGCCCTGCGTTCCTTGGAGCGGGAACCGATGGAGGTTCTACCCGAGGCGACGTTTGAGGACATGGCCCAGGACATCGGCAAGAGCGTCCGGTCGTATGAGGGTCTGCTATCTGGTCGCACAGCGAACCTTCGCAACCAGCCATACGCCCGCCCCGCCGGCGCAGAACTTCGCGCCGCCGCCGAAGAGGCGATCCGCGGCCGTCAGCAGTCCGCAGCCTCCGAGAACCTTGGTCGTTCCGCCGCCCTCCTGGGGGCTGGCGGTCTGGCTGGGATGATCGCTGACACCGCCGGGCGCATGCAGCAGTCGCCTCCTGGCATTCAGGACTTTGCCGGCGAGGCCATGGACGACTCCGCCCTCTTGCCAGATTTGGCTCCAATGGCGATGCCAGCGCCCGAAGAGCCGGACTTGGGCGACATCACGTTTGAGGATCCCATGGCCACGGCAGAACTCGTTGCCGAGAGCCGGCCGATCCCGGACTCCACTCCGATGGCGCTGATCCGCGCCAACCGCGAGGAAGAGGCTGCGTCCCCACCCCCGAAGATGACGGCGGCGCAATTTGTCGCGCAGGCCATGGCGGACATTCAAAAGCAGACAGCCCAACTGAACGATCTCCGACGCCAGCGGGCGATTAGTCCGGAGCAGGATCGAATGCTGTCGCAGGAAATTGCCCGCATGGTGCAGTTGGTGAACGAGGCGCGTGCGCCGTCCCGCATGAGGTAATGATGAGCGACCTTCCGTACGGACCCTTTGGTTTTCCAAATGTGCGGGCGTGGGGCATGGCGCCCCCGCTCAACGTGCAGGACGACTTGGACGCCTCAGCAACTCCTATGGCCGTTGAGCCCGCCGTACGGCCAAAGCGGAAGAAGGCGCCTGCCACTGATCAGGGCGTGGCTGCATTCCAGGCTGTACTGGAAGACGTTGGTGGCGATTACGCGCAGGCGATTTCTGTGTTTGCAGGCGAGTTGGCACAGGGGGGCGTTGCCCCGGAGCTGGCGCAGCAGGCTGCGATGGCCAGGGCCAAGCAGCATCAAAGCCTCTCTCGCGATCCTGGGATTTTCTTTGAGGAGATGGGCACTCCGCTGCCAACTACGCGACAGCCAAAGGCGCCCCAAGTCGGAGCCAGCCAGCCTGTTCCGTTTGGCGCCATGCCAGATGCTGACCCTCGCACCACGCGCGCGGAACGTCTGGCTGGCGTAGATGCCACTGCCGCTAAGTGGGACCGCCAGAAGGCGGCGTACGACCGAGCCACGGGCCTTGGCGCGCCTGACGCCGTTGAGGACTTCGTTCCGCCCGCGGCCGGTGGCAATCGGCTGCCTGCTCGCAGCGGTCCATATGATCTTGCCGGGCGCCCCGGATACGACCGCACATTCACTCCGCAGGAACTGGCGGCGCAGCGTGGCGACGATGAGTCTCCTGCTCCAGCGAGCTTCACTCTCCCGGGCCCCCGCACACTGGATGGAAAGCCAGTGCGTCCTCCGCGCGCGCTTGCTACACAAGAAGACGCCGCTCGCTACAAGGAGCGGGGAACGGATCCGGAGACTGGTCGCCGGACGAAGTCTCAGTACGACCTAGACATGGAGGCGCGTGGCTACACGGCCGTCATGGAGCCGGACGGTTCCGTAAGCTATCGCACGACTTACGCCCCGGCCACTGATGAGCCGACCGGCTTGGGTGCCATTGGGCGCGCCGGCCGGCGTGTGGATTTGGAGAAGTCCAAAGTCCCCGGCACGGAAGACAGTCGATATGAGCCCCGTCCGATGATGACCCCCACGGGAGAGATGGTCCAGGTCTGGGTTCCAACCGATGCCGGGGACGCCTACACGGCCCAGCAAGCCGAGCAACGCACCAAAAACCGTTTGGCTGACCGGGCGGGGCTTGGTGCCGAGGCCGAAGGCATGACCGCAGACGAACTGCGATCCGCTGTTCGGGCCAAGCGCACATCCGAAAAGCAGGATCGGGAATCTGCTTGGCGAGCGCAGATGATGCTTGGCGGTGGAAGGCCGACCGGCGGGCCCATGGGAACCAAGGCCGCGGCGGCCGCGTTCAGCCGGCTCACACCGGAACAGCAGCAAGAGGTCATTAAGAACCGCATGCTGTACGGAGAACGCAACGGCCAGCGTGGTGACGAGTGGGACCGCCGCCTGGATCTCATGCGCATTGAAAACGAAGCCCGGTTTAAGGAGGCCGAAGCGGCACGCTCCGAAGCCCGCGACGAGCGCGAAAAGGACCGCACGCTGACTCGCGAGGAACGGCAGGCCGCACGCGAGGCCGATGAGCGTCGATTTGCCGAAGAGCGCGCCACTCGCGAGCTGGAGTGGAGGGAGCGCTCTAAGCAATTTGATTTGCAGCAGTTAGAGGGGCAGCGGAGATTTGAGCAGCAAAACACTGGCCTTGCCGCACAGCTTGCGCAGATTCAAAACCAAGGCGAAGTGTCTCGCGGAGAACTGGAGCTTGCGCGTGGCAAGCAGGACGCTGCGCTGACGGCCGCGGAAAATGCGCAGCGGCTTGCAGAGCAGTCTCGCAGGGAGCAGGAGGCGGTTGGCATGTATGGCCCTGGCGCCGTCCATATCCTCCGCGGCAATCTCCAGCATCCCAGTGCCCAAGCCGCGTTCCGCGGCATGGCCGCGCGCGCCGACCAGACTTGGAACGGCTTCTTTACAGAAGACGCCGCAAGGCTGGACGCTATGCTCGTTAGCCTTGGCATCACTGATCCGGACCGTCGCCGCGCGATTGTGCAGGAGTACGGCATCAATAGCGACTTTCCCGGTCAGCAGGGTCGCGGCTCTGTCCTTTCTGCGTGGCGTGTTTCGCATCCCGACTACGCATCCGTGCCGCAGTAATGGCCATTCGATCCCCGCTGTTCGACATCTACGATCCGTACGGGATTCTTGGCGAACAGGCTCGGCTGACGCCGGACTATGACGAAGATACGGGCCTGCTGACGCCCGGCCGCGCTACCATCTCCGACCTCATGCCAGAGGAGGAGAAGCGTGGGATGCTCCGCTCGCTTGCGGACTACGGGACCAGCGGGCTGTCAGGGCTGGGGTATATCTTGGATACCCCGGGTGCGCTGGCGCGAGGTATCCTGGCAGGCAAACCACTGTCTGTGTTTGGCTCTAGCGAAGAGCGCGTGTCCGGCAGAGACTTGGCGCGCCAATATGGCTTGGCCGGAGACGAGGATGGCTGGCTCAATTTTGCGGGTGGCCTGGGCGTTGAAGTCCTCACTGACCCTCTGACGTACCTGAATCCGCTTTCCATTCTTGGCCGAGGTGCTTACGGCGCTGCCGGGAGAGCGGCACAGCGTGCCGGGCTTTTGGAGAACGCTTCTCTGCTGGCGCGCAAACGGGGCATGGCAACCAATCGCGACATGGGAATCCGCGAGTTTGGTGCGTCGATGACTCCGCGGACACTCATTGCCGAATCGGAGTTCCCCGATGCTCTTCAACGCTTTTCGCAGGCCGCGCGTGGCCGCGGTTTAAATCCAGACGACTTGCTGGACCAGCCGCTGGCGGGCTTGGCGGAAGCGCGAATTCCGGGATTTGAGAGCGGTGTTCTCTTGGGGTCCGACGCCGCGCGGGTTGTAGGCCGGCAGCTAGATCGCTTCGGGGAGGGTCTGAAGCGCAATCCGTACACGGCGCCTGTTGTCAATCGCCTGACGCGGGCATTCGACCCTACCGTGTTGGAGCGCTTGGATCCCGACGACCAGTGGCGGGCGCGGCAGGCATTTGCTGACTCCAGGGCCAACGAACGGAATTTGCGCGAGAGTGCAGCTTGGCAGTGGCAGCAGGCTACTGCCGCCCAGCCAGACGGGGCGCTGTCGTTTGCCAGCCCGCGTGTCCAGAACGCGATCCGCGACACCATCGAAGCGCAGCTAGACCCAGCCCGCATGGCCAATCTCGTGGACCAGGATGCTGTGCGGCTGATCGATGCTGTGCCCGCCTGGAGCGACTACCGTTCTTGGTTGCGAGATCAGTTGTCGGAAGCACAAACCCGCCGCGCTGGCTTGGGCCTGCAAACTCCAAATGCAGCAAGCGCCTACGACACCGGGTACTTCCCAAGTCAGGTTGTGCGTTTTGCTACGGATCAATCCGCTCCGCTCCCGCCCGGGAAACTTGGCCGCGTGGAGTCGGCGTACGACCGCGGCCAGCGCGTGTATTCGGTCAGCGATCTAGTGGGCCGGTCGCGTAATCCCTACCTGGATTTGGACCGCCGATCTGAAACGCTGCGACGGTTGATGGCCGGCGATGCTGGCGCCGCATTGCGCGACCGGCTGTACGGCGCCAGCGACGAACAGATACCCGGCATCATTGACGACGCATTTAATGCCCTGCGCACAGAGGATGTTTATCGCCTGCGCAGCATGCCCGTGGAATTGCCGTACGAACGGGTGGCCGACCGCGAAGGCAACACCATTGAATCGATTCGGGAATACCTCTCGGACCCGACGCTCACGGCGGCCGACCGCAAATCCGGGCAGGGGAAGCTAGACCGTCTAGTGGCCACGGCCAGTCAGATGAAGGTCCAGCTTGGAGATTTACTCCGCACCGCAGATCGCCAGTTTGCTTCCGCCGATTTGGGGTTGTTCGACAACTCCACGCTGAATGATCTGATGCGCTACGGAGTTGGCGGCGGCCGAAGCGAGGCCAACGCCAACGTCATTCTGGATACGTTTACTCGCACTGCCTCTGACATCCCCGCAGAACAAATGACGGGCGGCGGGGCGCTCAATCTGCTGAAGGCTGCGGAAGGTCTGGGTTTCAATAGGGCCCGCCTACAGGAAGTTCTGGAAGCCCGCCTGCCGGGCCGGAGCGTGGAAGACCTGTCCATTCCGGAAACAGTCCTCAAAGACCTCCAAGCAATTTCTCCGTTGCCCAAATCGGACCCGACATCGCTCCTGGGAAATGCGTATCGCTCGTTCACCAACGCCTTTAAGATCGGCGCACTCGCCAACCCGGCGTACCACACACGCAACCTGTATTCCGGCTACCTGGCTAGCTTAATGAGCGGCGGGGCGAATCCCGTTAGCCTTGGCCGATCCGTGCGTGCCGGTGTCGATGTCGGCGCTGGCAATTACGAACGGATGTATCAACGGCTGAAAGACGCCCCTCGCTATCAGCACATCAGCGACAAGGACGAATTAATCCAGACGGCGCTCGCTGACATGGCCCGCGGCAAACTGGGCGGCGGCCTGATCGAAGAGGGCGCGACCGATACGCGGAACATCGTTCCAGGAATGGACACGCAGGATCCGGTCCTGTATGGGCAGGGCGCCATCTATGATCCCAAGCGGACATGGGGTGACTGGCTGTCTGGTTTGGGAACGGTGCGCGGAGTGGATTTTGCCGGAGCCGCTTCTGGCAGACAGGCTCCAGCGGAAACGCTGAACCCGTTCCTGCGCCTGCACGAGCGCGCTGGCCGGAGAGTTGAGGACGCGAACCGCATCGGCAACTGGATTGAAATGGTTCGGAAGGGCGCACACCCCGACGCAGCAGCCGAGAGCGTGTTGCGCTCGCAAGTGGATTATTCTCCGCAGGCGTACACCAACTTTGAGAGGAAATTGAAGGCGGCAATCCCCTTTTATTCATACCCCCGTGGCATCGCCCCCCTGGTGGCGGAAAACATCCTGTATCGCCCCGGCGGACTACAGGGTCAAACGATGCGTGCCATCAATCGCGCGTCGGAACAGACCGAGGATTCGTTCCTGCCGGAGTACCTGCGGCAGAGTGCCTCCATCCCGATCCCCGGAGCGCCGGCCGAAAACCTTCAGCGCGTCCTGACCAACATCGATCTGCCCTATCAGTCCCTGATCGACCTTGTGTCGCCGGGAGTGGGTAATACGTTCTCACAGCGAGCGTACGATACGGCCAGACGGACAGGCATGAATCTTCTGGGGCAGCTTAACCCCGTCATCAAAGCCCCGCTGGAGATGATCCTGAACCGCCAGTTGTATACCGGCCGGGAACTGTCCGATCTGTACTCCGTGCTGGAGCAGGACATCGGTCCTATCGGCCGACCGCTGGAGCAACTGGCAGTCAACTTTGTACCGGGCGGCGCCAAGCTCAACGCAATCTACCGCACACTGCGGGACTCCAGGCTTTCTCCATCCGACCGCGCGATGAAGCTGTTTATCAACAACACCCTCGGCGGCAAGGTCACCGATTACGACATTAGGAAGAGCCAAGACAAGGCCGCGCGCGAGACACTGAACCAGTTACTGCAGACGACCCCGGGCGTTCGCACGTACGAAAACCTGACTGTGCCCGAGGATGTGTTGCGGTCCATGCCCAGAGAACAGCAGCAGCAATATCTGCTGTACAAGGTCATCCAGGCCGAAGCCGCCAAGCGTGGCCGTGATCGCAAGCGGCGTGAAGCGGCCATCGATCCGCTCCAAGTACTGGGCCTCATCCAGTAGTCAACAAAGTTTCCTGGATGGACGGGACGGCTGGCCCCTCGTCTTTCAGCTCTGCTAGCAAGAGCCTATCGACATAGCGCTTCTTCATAGAAGGATCGCGATGACCAAGGTACTTGCTGGCGTCTTTTCCACCGGCCTCACAGTAGGTCGCTCCGCTGCGCCGCAGCCAGCGCGTAGTACCTGTCTGTTCGGAGCGGTTGACAAGTTTCCGCATCGCGTGTAAAATGCGATCCTTGTTCGTCAGGGATCCAAAGATTTTGGGGCCCAGACGAGGCAAGCGGCCGAGTGCTGACAAGGCAGCATCATCCAGCCAAGCCACTAACGGCTCGCTGGTTTTCGACTGACTGAGGAGGAGACGATGACCACGGATTTGGTCGTAGCGGATCGACAGGATGTCGGAGGTTCTCAGGCCAGTACTGTAGGCCGTGAGGATCCACGCCGGCAGCAAGATGCTGTAGGCGCAGGTGCGTGTTCCGCCCTGCATCTCTCTTGCGGTTCTCACCCAGCGCGCGATTGCGTTGTGATCCAAGGCCACCGGACAGGGGGCGGGCACTTTGACGCGGCGGAGCGGGCGGAGTATACTCTTGTCCACATGGCCCTCCTGCGCCGCGAAACGCATGAGCGAGCCAAGCATTCTCCGGTGGTTGTGGACGGTGGAGGGAGCGAGATGGGCCAGGGCATCGTTAAGGTAGGCGTCGATCTTGTCCGGCGTGAGGTCGGAGGCGTTCCAAGGGAGCCGGCGCACCAAAACAAGAAGCTGGGTGAGGTAGCCAGGGCTACCGCCGACGCGGGTGTGGTACGCGGTGGCAAGCGCGATGAGGCTCATGGTGAGTACTCAATGGAGGGGGCAACGTACCCACAATTAATCGCGCATCGTACCCCCCCAGACAATCGCTATAACCGGACCCCATGGGCAGCTAGCTCAGTTGAATATCTGCCCTTGGGCTGGTCGATCCTGAGAATTACGTGGGTTGCGCTTCTCGCGACCTTCATCTTCTTGCGTTGGTCTGGCTTTGCCATGACCGCGCTTTTGCTTGGACAGTTTGCGCAGGCCGCGGTGGAGTACCGGCGCGTCTACGGAAGGAAGCGCGCCCCAAGGAGGGGGTCGGCCTGATTTTCCCGTTCTCGTTTCTGAGGGTTCGTTTCATTCGCAGGAGGTGTACATATGAGCAGTAAGGCTAGGAAAGTGGTGGGGATGAGTCACAGCGAATACCTCGCTGAAAAAGATCACGACACCCGGTCGCTCCTTGTTTCGGTGATGCGTTTCGGTGGGGCTGCCCAGCACTGGATTGACCAGGGGCACAGCATGTTCGGCGGCAACAGTGCCACCAAGCTGGGTACCAAATTTGATACCGCGATCATGGCCATCGCCTCCGGAAAGATCGTGGAGGAGGTCATCGTCACGCCGCCGGCCGCGGTGCTGGATGCCGCCGGACGCAGATCGGGCGGGAAGTACAAGGCGTGGTCAGGGACGCTCGCTTCTTGGCAGATCGAATGCAACGAGGAAGAGGCGTTCGTTCTGCGGACGATGGTTGAGCACACGCTGGACAACCCAGCCGCCCGCGCGTTGATTGACAACACCACCGAAACGCAACTGTCGGTGTTCGGTGAGATCAATGGCCATCCCGTGAAGTGCCGGCCGGACGGCTGCACTGCGGACCTCTGGTGGGATTTGAAGTCTACCAGCGCCCAGTGGGATCGGCTGTACGCGAGCGTGATGGACTACGGCTACGGCGAACAAGAGTGGTTGTACCGAGAGTTGGCCATGCAAGTCGGATGGCCGCACTTCCGGATGCCATTCATCTTCACGCAGACCATGGCGCCGTACGCCTGCCATGTGTTCTATCTGCCGGTTGATTGGGTGGAGGAGGCGGGGCAGCGGTTGCTCCGCGTCATGGAGGAGGTTCGCCTGCGGCGTTCGACGGGGGACTACTTCCCTGTCGATCACGGCGAGATCACGGAACTGACCATCCCGCAGTGGGCGGTTCGCAAGTCAGAGGAGGTGGTGGCATGAACTACGGAAACGGCATCGGTCCTAGCAGTAGCCCTGAACTGAAGCAGCACACGGCCGCGCTGTGCAGGGCTCAGAAGAAGTTCAAAACCATTATTAAGAACGCGGACAACCCTGCGTTCCGCAGCAAGTACGCGACGTTTGAGGGGGCGTGCGAAACGCTACTGCCTCCGCTCACGGAAGAGGGATTTGCCCTGCCGAAGTACCAGCCCGGCTGGTTTGGGCCAGAGATGGGCTGGTGCTGCTTGGGCGTTCTACAGCATGAGAGCGGCGAGTTTATTACCGCCCTTCTCCCGCTGCTGAATCTGCCACAGGAGAGGAAGGATTTCAAAACCGGCGAGATCAAAGTCCTCCCGCCCAACATGCAGGGGCTTGGCGGCGCGCTGACTTATGCGAAGCGTCAGCTACTGCTAGCTCTGACCGGGGCGTGGGTTGGCGAAGAAGACTTTGATGGCAACGACACCTCCGGTGATCGCGAGGCCCGGAAGCCTGTCGAAGTCCGGCCTGCCCAGACGGCGACGAAGTCGATGGAGATCGAAGCGGCGGCGACCAAGGAGTTGGACGCAACCAAGACGGTCGATGAGGCACAGAAGGTTCTGGATCGCGTGAAGCTGCGTGTCAGCCAGAAGGTTTGCGATGCAAAGGTTCTGCAGCGTTTGCAGGCCAAGTTCGATGGCAAGTTCTCAAAGGAGGCTACCAATGCCTAGTTTCAATTCCTGCACGTTCGTCGGCAATCTCACCAGGGATGCTGAGACGAAGATCGTTGGTGAGACGGAGGTCGCTGCGTTTGGCGTGGCGATCAATGGCAAGAGCGAAGGCGATGTCATGTACATCGACTGCGACTTGTGGCGTCCCGGCCGTGTCACGGAGTTCCTCACTCGCGGCACTCCTGTCCTGGTGTCTGGCCCGCTGAAGGTCAGGCAGTGGGAGAAGGACGGCCAAACGAAGTTCCGCCTGCAACTGGATTGCAAGACGGTGCAGTTGCTGGGTGGCAAACGACGCCCCGAGCCCGCCGACGAAGCCGAAATGGCTTTCTAGGAACGGCGCTCCCCCGGGGCGAGGCCCCCCTCCTCCTCGCCCCGGGGTTTCTTTCACAGGTGCAACATGGACGCACGCGACTACCAACAGTTCGTCATTGAAGAGAACCTGAAGGCCATGGACGAAGGCGTGACGGCCACGCTCAACGGCCTGTTCACGGGCGCAGGCAAGACGGTGATCTTTTGCCTGCTCGCCGCACGGATCGCGGGCCGGACGCTCATCATCTGCCCACTCCGTGAACTGGTCTGGCAGACCATCGACAAGGTTCAACAGGTCACCAATCTCTATCCCGAGATTGAGATGGCCGACTACCACGCGGACGAGGACTACGCCGCCAAGGTAATCGTCGCGAGCAAGCAGACGCTGCTTAGTCGGCGTGGCGGAGAACCGCGCTACAAGCGCTTCCGCGATTTCCAATTGGTGATCGTTGACGAGGCGCACCTGATGACCAGCGCGCCGGTGGTGCAGATGTTGCGCTACTTCCAGCACGACGGAGCAATGATCGCTGGGTTTACTGCGACACCATTCCGCATGGACGGACGGGCATTGATGAGGAGGAATCCATGGAATTCTACGAACGACAAGTCTGCAACTACGACATCCAGTGGGCCATCGCACACGGATGGGCCGTCCCTCCGCTCTGCAAGATAGCGGGAGTTCAGTCAATGGATCTCTCCGGCATTCATCTGAGCGGCGGTGACTTTGTGCAGAAGGAACTGCAGAACGCGATGAACAAAGAGGCGACCAAGCAAAAGATTTGTCTCATCACCGTGGAGGAGATGGAGGGTCCGACCGTCCTGTTCACCGCGGGCGTGGATGCCGCCAAGGCGTGCGCCCATTACCTCACCCACAACTACGGAGTGCCCGCCGTTTATGTCCACGGAAAGCAAGACGAAGAGGAGCGCAAGGAGGCCCTCGCTGCCTTTAAAGGTGGGCAGGCGAAGGTTCTGTGCAACTGCATGGTCGTGGCTATCGGATTCGATTTCCCGCCGACCCAGACGCTGATCATGGGCAGGCCGACGAAGTCTCTTGGCTTCGCCCTTCAATGCTGGGGGCGCGCGTTCCGCCCGCTTCCTGGCGACGTTGATTTCCGTGGCAGCACAGCGGAGTCCCGCAAGGCCGCAATCGCAGCCAGCAAAAAGCCGTACGCCAAGATCGTTGACTGCACCCCCTCCTCGCAGGATCACACGCTCGTCACCGGGATCGACATGTTTGTCACCGATGACGAGGTGAAGGAATACGTTCGCAAAGCGGCGGAGAAGAAGCCGCTGACTCCGGAAGAGATCGCCGCGCTCGCAGAAGCACAGGCCGCAAAGATCGCAGCCGCCAAGGCCATCGAAGAGATGCGGAAGAACACGCAGGGCCGGGCGACCGGCAGCGTGGTTGGCCGCGAGATCGAACTGCGTGGCGGCAAGCGCTGTGTCGGCACGTACTTCAATCCCATCAAAGGCAAGTACGCCGGCCAGAAGCTGAATCAATTGCCGGACCACTACGTCGCCTGGGCGGCCGAGCAAATCCGCACGGGCTGGATCAGATCGATGTTTCGCAGAGAGCAGGAGCGCAGAAATGCCGAACGATTTTCTCACCGATGACACCACCGCCGAACTCACTGAACTGTTTCGATTGGACGAGGCTTTTCCCCCAGGAGGACGCAATGAAAGAAAAGGACTGTGGCACCGTTTCCGCAACTGGCTATCGAACTGTTTTCGCCCACGCCGACGAAATTCACCGCAGGGTGGTTATCAACGGGACGAAGGCGATGCGCGTGAGCAAGAGCCTGCGGCTCCCCAGGACGCACGTATGGGCCTTCGCTCGCCTATTGAGGGAGTGGGGGCGGGTGCCTCCCAAGTCCCGATTGGCGGTGGCGGCGATGTTGGTGCCAGACGCGAGCGATGAAGACATCGCATGGGCCTTTGGCATGCCGCTGAAGTGGGCGCAGTCCTGTCGGTCGCACCGTCACCAGATCCGGAAGGCGTGGCCTGTGGACGCGAGGATGGAGAGGGCCGTGGAGCTGGAGGAGGAAGATCCGACACCGACGCAGATCGCTGAGATGTGCGCCGCCATGCCGCGTGTCCTTGCAGGCGAGCCCTACGCTCGCCGGGCGCCCGGCATCCGTGCCTTCAGGTTTGATTCACATGCCACGCTCGTTCCGCAATTCCCTGAGTAATGGCCACAAGGCCGAGCAGGCTTGGGTGGACAAAGCCCGCCTGCTTGGCCTGTCGGTCGCACACGGCAAGAAGGTCGTGATCCGCCGGCACAACAAGTTGACGGATCACTGCGGCAATCCCGACGCCGCGTTGTTGATGACGGTTGAGATCAAAGAGAGAAGCCTGACGTTCACCAGCCCGGATGATTTTCCATATGCCACGGTGTTTGTGGATGATCTCCGGGGCCTTGGTAAAGAAACCCTGCGCCCTTTTGCTTACGTGTTCGTTTCGCGGACCACTGGTCACTGGGTGTGGCTGACGCCGTTAGACAGGGATGAGTCATGGCAGGAAACAATTGTGAAGGACAACACCCGCGGGCATGAGATGGGCATGTTGGTGGCGCCGAAGTCCCACCTTCGGCCGGCGGAACAACTACAGCAGTATCTAGTACCACACGGGCAACTACATGGAATCGACGGAGACACCTCCCTGTTCGTCGCAGGCGGAGGGCAAGTGGAGAACCGAGAACGAGCGTCTGACGAAGACAATCCTTTTGTTACAGGCGGAGATCGAAAGACTACGCCGAAAACTAGAAAGCACTTGGGGTGAAGCATGAATACACCCGGCCCAATGGAGTTCTTTATCGGGCTTGTCTTTGCCACGGCGATGCTGCTGTACGGCCTTTCGATGGGTGAAGAATGAGCGGAACGCTAATCATTGTGACCGGCGTTATCTATGCCGTAGTATCCGTGGATCAGTTTGCCCACGGTAACAACGGCATGGGTATCGCCTACTTGGGCTACGGATTTGCGAACATTGGCCTATGGATGCTGGCTAAATGAACGCTGATATACCGTATATGAGATGCTGGGTGCGGCGGGAGTTCGTCTCGCAAGACACTGGTCTGGAAGAGGCTTACGCTTTTGCCATCCAGTCGCACCCCGGGCGTTGCCTCGCCTTCCACGTGATGTTGAAGTCCGGCGCCCATTACCGCAACGTGCCGATCCATGCGCTCTGCCTGGATCAGGACGCTCCGCCCATCGACTTGGGAGATGCCCAGCTTTGGGACTGCTTCACGTTCCATCCCCAGGTACACGTATACGGCTACCTCCGGGAGCATGAGGCAGTCTGTTATCTCCGGTCAAAGAAGCTGGCCGGCGTTTACCTGTTCACCGTGGACTGGTTGCCAGACCACGACGGGCCCGGCATGACCCACCTTGTGGAACAGAACAAGTGCGGGCATGTCATGCGACTGGATGATGGCAACCTGTGCTGCCTGCCCACCAACCGGATCGCATGGCGAGATTCATATTTTATAGGAAACTCCCCAGCCCCCGAGACGGAGCGTTACAAGGTGCAAGGCGAGGTGTATCAGGCGGAGTCTGGGGAGTGGGATGTGAGCCAGTCAGAGAAGTACTACTACACCCCCGTAAAGCGTACCATTTGAGCCTGGACGGCGGTTCACCAATTCCGTTTCTGTATCTGGCCGTGGCGGACATTGACTAGCAACGGCGGACGGCGTGTTCCGCCGGAGTCTTATGGGCCGTGGATGATGAACGGAAAGCATAAAGATCGCATGCGGGCCCCAGAGGTTGCCGCACTGCTTGGCATCAGCGAGCGAACGCTATCGCGATGGGTGAACTCTGGGAGGTTCCCGAGGCCGTCTGCGTTTGGGCGTGTTCGACACTGGGATTCCCTTGTTGTGCATGCCTGGATTGAGGCTGCGGAAGGACGGGTGCCTGCGTGATACGAGCAGCCACTACTTCGCAATCTCACCCAGGAACTAGCGCGTGGGCACTCTCTGTAACCAATGCGCAAAAGAAAAGACAGGCTCGTCCGCAACGCACCTATCGCGGACGATACGTGTACGCTTGGTTTAATGAGGAAAGCAAGCTGCCGTTTTACATCGGCAGGGGAACTGGCAGCCGAGCGTGGGACCGCCACCAAGACGGCGACGGGCGCGCCATGTTCTGCCAAACGACCCGCGTTTCGACCCCCGGATTTCGCGTTGAGGTAATACGCGACAACCTCACGGAAGAGGGCGCTGCGCTGGCCGAAGCATGCCTTATTTCGTTCGTTTCGCAGTGCGGAGGGACTCTTACAAATCAGGTTGGTGGCATGTCCCGCCAAGAGCGCCCGCCACTGGAATTGGACGCCGGTCTTTTAGGGCACCCTGAAAGCGATGATTGCCCCCAGGAGCCGCTATCCGATCCAGAAACGCAAATCGACACGCCAAAAAATTAGGGCCTTTAAAACGCAAGCCAGGGGCTCTCATGGGCATGCAAACGATAGCCGTCTTCCTCTCGGTTTTTGCAGAGGCATCCGCCGTGGGTGCCGATCTGGAGTACGTGCCTGGAATCTGGGCACCGCCTGCCTCTTATCCGGCCACTCTGCGGGATATCGCCGGCCGGCTTCCCGAGCGGACGGACGCCCGAGATGCCGACCTGATTACCTACGCCCATGAAGGGAACCACTTCCTCTGCCGGGGTAAGCCTGGATACCACGGGGTGTACGTGGGGAACGGGCTGAGAATCTTCCTGCCCACCCCACCGCTCGTCACGGAGCGGGTGTTACTGGCCGTGCCCGAACACAAGCGCGGGACGATCTTCCAGACCTACATGAACCAGGGCAGGACAGAGTACTGGGCTGCGCAGCCGCTGATGATCCTGGACGAATGGGCTGCGTACATCGCTGGATCGAAAACACGGGCGGAAAGTAAGGGTATTCAGAGACGGGAAACAACCGTACACTGTGCGACATTCGCCGGATACGCTGCGGTTCTGTACGCCATGGCAAAGGACTGTCCAGGTTATCCGGCTGACGAACTCAGGACATTCTGTTTGTGGCAACTGGATCGCTGCAGGGAAGCCATCCCTGACTGGGATCAGTTGTCGGATGCGAAGTTTTACTAGGCACTGGATGCCGACACGGTGTACCACCCACCGACCGCCAAGGCGCAAGCACAGCGACAAGGGTGAGCAAAACGCCGCAAGGCGTGGGGTATTGCCGGGTGTGCTGACGACTCCGACCCGGACTGAGACTTGCCCCCGGAGCGAAGGATGTAAAGGCCGTGGACTCCGTAATCAACTACGCACGCCCGGTCCATGCAGCGCGGCTCCGCCGTTTGACATGCCCGCATACTGGCTCTTCGGAGTCGGTATGCGCGCTCACCACCGTTTGACGGTTTGAGTATCGCTTGCGTATACGCCCGTCCACCGTTACAATCCCGGCCTACCTTGGAGGGTAGATCGGCTATGCAGGATGTACGCGGAAGCGACGAAGGTCTGCAGGGACTGCGGCAAGGAGTTGCCATTAAGCGCGTTCTACCTTGCCCCCCGTGGCGTACAAGGGGTTTCGTCTTACTGCAAACCTTGCGCCTGCAAGCGATCCTCCGCTAGCAGGATGACTCGTCGCGAACACTGCATTGCTTATAGCCGGGCGTGGCATTTACGGCGGCGAGCGGAGCGACCATCCGAGGCGTTGTTTTCAGCAACGAAGCTGGGGGCTGCCAAGCGAAATATTTCTTTTGCGCTCACTCCGCAATGGTTCGCACGCAAGTTTGCTGCCAACAGGTGCGAATTAACTGGATTGGAATTTGACTATGGGAAACGGTCGCTGAGACTCCCATCCCCGGACAGGATCGACAGTAGCAAAGGGTACACCGAAGACAACACAAGGCTCATTTGCTGGGGATTAAATGCAATGAAAATGCACCACAGCGAAGAAGATTTCATTAAGTTCCTAAAAGACGCACACTCGGGCCTGAATGAACAAGCAAGAACGCATTGATCTCCAGGCGTGGCTAGAAGAACACAGGTCATGCGCGGTGTGCTGGTGGCCGGAGTCCGATGGCCGACGGTGGCTGGAAGTACATCACTTGGTCGGAGGCGCCGGACGCAAGCACGACATCCGGCAGTACGTGCGTTTGTGCAACAACTGTCACACGGTGCTTCACTCAGGCACTTTTCTTACTGGACTCCCAGACCTGAACAAGGGTATACTTCTTGGCGTGAAGAAAGAATGTGACCCTTCCAACTACGATCCCGTGTTCCTCGCCTCGCTGAAACACAAGAAGCACCTGGGCTACGAACCGGAAGAGTTACCAGAAGCGTACAAGGAACAGCGCATCAGAAACGTAGGGCCATGGACGAGCCGAGAACCCTGAGTTGTGAGGTCATCAGGGTCACCCGTCCGAACACCCTGCTTATCCGTTCGATGTCAGAGATCATGCAGAGCTACGCTTCAACCTACCTGTGTCTCGCCGGAGTCCGCTGCAGGAAGTCGGCCATGCAGGACATCATCGACTGGCTGGAAATTCACGGCGACTTCGGCCGCTACGAACTCCTGCTCTTTGACTGGATGCGTGACTCCTACGGCCGGCTCTTGGGGAATGTCCTGGACCGCAAGACCGGCGAGGCCCTAACCACCTACCTCATCCAGCGGGGCTCCGCCGTGGAGCGCCCGAACCACCTGGAGGAAGTTATGCAAGACCTCCTCTCCGCCCCGGAGCCCGACGAGCTATGACAAGCGGCGGCTACTGGAAGACAACCAACTCCCAGATCACGGCCCACTGGCCATTGCAGGGAGGCTCGCGCGACTTCGGAATGTGGTCGCGGATCGGTGTGTGGATCAGTCAGAACGAGAAGGTTCTGAACAAGCGGACGCAGGACGAGGTCTGCAGGCTGGTGAGCGAACAATTCCCGGAGCTGGTGGAGGTGGAATCCAAGGACTACAGCGGCCGGCTGGCGAGGTGGCGCAAATGATCCACGGCCGCCAGAAGGGAGCCCGCGGAGAACGCAGCGCCGCCCAGGCGTGGGCAGAAGCTCTCGGCCTAGACCCGGCCGCCTGTCGCAGAGGCCAGCAATTTGCGGGTGGAACAGATTCCCCGGATGTTGTTCAGCCGTTGCGGGACATCCACCTAGAGGTGAAGCGCGTGGAGGCTGGCAACCCGTACCGCTGGTTGGAGCAGGCGGTGCGTGATGCTGGTGGGAAAATCCCACTCGTCCTCCACAGGCGGAACCGCAAGGACTGGATCGCGATAGTGAGGCTAGACGATGTCCAACGACTCGCGGAGACGATTGCTGCGCAAACTAAAACGCTGGGCGGAGGAGCGGTTTCCGGTCCTGTTCCCGGTGAGGGTGTACCTCCGGCCAAAGAACCGAATGTCTGAGATGCTGGGCTACTTCTGCATGGACGACGATTGTGAGCGAGGAACGATTGGAATCCTGGATAGTTTGAACCACGGCGAAATCATTGACACCTTTTTTGAGGAGTGGGCCCACGCGCGGTGTGCCCATCTCCTAGACACGGAGGACCACGACGATGACCCCGACCACCACCCTACGTTCTGGAGTGAGTACGGAAGACTCGTCAAAGCCGGTCGCGGTGTGGCATGGTGACGATCCCTACGCGGAAGTCACCGACCTCATCCATGACCTCATGCTGCGAAAGAGCGGTTACTACGGCAACCCAGATGACGGTCCACTCTGCAATGCCTTGGGGGTGGAGGCTGACGGCATCGAACCGTGGCGCTACCAACTGGCCAGAATTGGCGAGAAATGCAGGCGTCTGCGAGGCGAAGCCCAGCATGACGAGCATTTACTTAGAGAGACTCTGATCGACATCGCCGGCCATGCGGTGGTCGCCCTGGCCTGCTTAAACCACAAAGCGAGAAACCCATGAACCTGAAGGTCCTGAAGTGGCTGTTGGCCCACCGTGAAGCCCTGGTCCAGATCGTTGAGATTGCCAAGGGGTACAACAAGACGCTGTCTTTCGTGAAGCAGTGGGAGATCGTAGACCGCATCGCGCGGATCGTGATCCCCGTACTGGAAGCAGAGTCGGTTTCCCCGCGGGCGCTTTCGGACGACGGGTTCTACATCCTGTCGAACATGGATGACGACAACCGCGAGGTCGAACTGCTTGCCGCCGGGGCCACGGTGGTGGCGCTGGGCATCGACTGGAAGATCATCGTTGATACGGTGCTGCCGATCATCCTTGCGATCCTGAAGGCCCTGCTGAAGGACGATTCAGAGGAGTGAGCTACGTTCACCTTCCGCCCTACCGGGTGACAGCGCATCCACTCGCCGCCAAAAGCGACGGGGTTGACTGGGGCGTTGCTTCATACGGGATCCCCGCCCTGTGGAAGAAATGGCAGGGCGAAGGCGTGACGGTGGCGGTGGTCGATAGCGGAGTCGCCAAGCACTACGCGCTGGACGATGTGGTGGTTGACTACCGCAACTTCACCAGCGATAGCGATCTCTACGACACCATCGGGCATGGCACGCACTGCGCCGGGGTGATCGGCGCCAAGGCCGGCAATGCGAAGGGCATCGCACCCAAGTGCAAGATCCACTCGCTCAAAGTCCTGGGCCACAGCGGGATGGGATCGAACGACGCGGTGGCGGAGGCTGTCCGCTACGCCACAGAGATCAAATGCGACATCATCTCCATGTCGCTTGGTTCCTCCCGGCCGGACGATCACTTGCATCAGGCGATCAAAGCCGCACATGAGGCTGGCATCATCGTAGTCTGCGCCGCCGGCAACGACGGGGGGGCAGTCAACTACCCCGCTGCGTTCTTGGAAACTATCGGCGTCGGTGCGGTGGACAAGAGCGGTCAGGTGTGCGAGTTCTCCAGCCGTGGCAAGGAGATCGTCGTTGCTGCGCCGGGTGCGGATATCACAAGCACATGGTTGAGCAACGGCTACGCAACCATCTCCGGCACGAGCATGGCTGCACCGTTCGTTGCCGGGGTTCTCGCCCTGTACATCTCTGCCGCCAAGCACGACGGCGAGAAGGTGACGCACAGGACCGTGATCGACGCCCTGTCACGCACATGCAAGGACGCAGGCGTGGAAGGGCATGACGATGTATACGGCTGGGGATTGCTGGATCCTCACAGGTTGCTCACCTACGACATTAAGGCCACGCCCAATGGCATCACCATCTTCATTCCCGGGGGGAAAATACTTTGACAACCTACCAGATCGTCGGCATCGCAGCCGTCCTGGCCGTGGCGGCATGGCAGTACGTGCCATGGGCAAAGCTCCCGACCCGGAAGCCATCTTCCCTGAAGGATATCGCAGCGGTTATCGCGATTCGCGATACGCACGCAGCGCCGGAGATCCGCAAGGCGTGCAACGATCTGTTGCGCGTCCTCTTGGATACAAAATGAAACACCTCCCCCTCGCCATCGCCTGTCTGTTCCTTGCCCTGACCTTCATCCCACCACAGCCACGGGCCACCGGCCCCGTCGCAACAGCCCTGCAGTCGGCATCCTCCTCCGACCGGGCGACCATCGCCGCCACTTACCGCGCGTTGGCCGATGTCGTGCGACGAGATGCCGGCCGGCGGATCACCACCACTGGTGTCTGGCGCGCCGTCTACCAGGACGCGCTGGCCCTGGCTGTGGGCGGGACGGAGCTTGTGGGTAAGTACCCCGGATTGGACAAGGCCGTGGAAGAAGTGCTGGGCGAGTACTACACGCTGGACGATGTCGCCATCGATCCCGACCTCTCCCAGAAGATCGGCACCGCCTGCGTAGAAGTGGCGAGGCAAAGTGGCGGGTGACGCGAAACGCTGCACTACGTGCAGGGCACTGCTGCCGGTGACCAGCTTCAGCCCGTGCAGGAATGGGCTGCAATCGTCCTGTCGCGCATGCCGCAACGCTCTTTCTCGGCAACTTGCGAACACGCCGTGCGTGGAGTCTCAGACATGCAGCGCGTGCAAAACCACAAAAGGTGCGGGCGAGTTTAATCGAAGTCGCCGCAACAAGTCTGGCTTACAAGCGGAATGCAAGGCATGTACAAGGGCCAGAAAGCGCAGAGTGCAATACGCAGTCACGCTAAACGAAAAGTATTGCCCAGATTGCGCTCGCACGCTTCCTGCGCACGAGTTCCCAAGAGATAAGAAGCGAGTCGGCGGCCTGCGTGGGGAATGCCGGGAGTGCAGCGCAATTAAGAACGCAGCTTCGATATACAAGATTCCCGTGGAGCTAGCGAGAGAATTGCGCAATCGCTCGCATTGCGACCTGTGCGGAGCGGAGTACAAGAACTCTTTGGATGTGAACATCGACCACTGCCACGCCTCCGGTTCTGTGCGGGGTGCGATCTGCACATGCTGCAACCTCATGCTTGGAGGTGCGCGCGACTGCCCAGAGATCCTCATGCAGGCGGTCAGGTATTTGCGCGGGGCTGGAACGTGGCGTCGAAGGCTGGAGGTGATCCGTGCCTGACGACCGCTACGAACTGGACACCCCGTACTCTCTGCTGAACGCCTACCAGAACCAAGGCATGGTGGGGTGGATCGACTCTCCGCGCGACCGCGTTCTTTTCGGTGAGTCGCAGTTCAAACCTGTGTACCAAGAGGGGAACACTGCTGGCAGCGGCATCGGCCAGCGAGCCCTGCTGTGGCCGTATGCCATAGCCTTGGACAAACTTTCATACACAGAGCGGCAGACGGAACCCGACTGCACATCGCACGCCTCGCGCAACGCCAGAGACACAAGCCGTGCGGTACAGATTCTTGTGTCCAAAGAGCCGGAACAGTTCGTCCTGCGTGGTGCGACAGAACCAACGTACGGCGCTCGCGGCCACGCTGGCGCCGGCATGTCGCCAGCCCGTGCCGCCATGTTTGAGAACGTCACGGGGTTCCTGATCCGCAAGGACTACGGGATCGTAGACCTGACAACATACACCGGCTCCATCGGCGCCCGCTGGGGCAGGGGCGGGGTGCCGCAGGATGTGCAGAAGCTCTGCAACAACAACAAGGTCGGCATCATTCGCCAGATTCGCAGCATCAATGATGCACGAGATGCGCTGTTCAACGGCTACGCCCTCATGTCTGGGCAGCATGCAGCATGGTCGCCGTCCCCAGCCGACGATCACTACCACAAGCGAGTGAGCCCAGGCTGGAACCACGCGATGGCCACCGTAGGGATGGACTTCACAAAGAAGTTCTGGCCGTTCAATGTCTTCTTTATCCAGAACAGCTGGGGCCCGTGGAATCAGAAGCCTCGCGAATGGCCGCAAGACTACCCGCCGTGGGTTCCGGGGATGATCGTCTGCCGAGAAGAAGACTGGTCCGTGTGCGTGGAGAGCGAGGACTGCTATGCCTACGGATCAGTGGACGGTTTCCCTCCCCAGCGTTTGCCCGACTTCGGAACCATAGGGATGTTGCACCGTGGTGAGTAGTTTCCTCTGGCTCTTCATCCCGCTGAACCTCGTCCCCGCCGTGGGCGTGAATGCTGCCTACTCCATCCACGCCACGCCATCGGTGGTAGTGCCGGCAGAATGCTGCGGTCGCTGCCAGAACGGCGTGATCAAACACGGTGACGGGCACACCACTCCCTGCCCCTGCCCATCCGACTGCAAGTGCAAGGCGAAGACCTTGGTTCACGAACCCATCTGCATCACAGGCTCATGCCAGAAGCAAACCAAGTAGCACAGTGGTGCCTGGAGTCAACAGGCACAAAGAAGTATGGGGCCAAAGCAGAGAAGGTTGCGCTCATCGCCATCATGCTGCTGCCCGATTGGGAAGTTGATCTGCCCGCCTACAAGCGACAGGTCCGACAGGAATGCTGGCGGCGCAAGGATCATTTCGGGTCGGTGTTCCTGATCTTCATACTCCCCCTCATCGTCAACGTCATCGCAGCCTGGATAGCCAAATGGTTAGTAAACCGAACCCAAGGTTCACCTTTACGGAAGATCAGGGGCCAAGCGTTCGACGCCCTGTGATCCGCCTGACCTGCGCCTACCAAGGCGAAGCACACATGTACGTGTTCTCCCCCGACGAAGCATTCGATGCCGCGAAGATTATCACGCGGCATGTCATGGAGGGACGCCTGCACCCGGCTGCAGGCATGGTTCTGTGTCAAATGATTGAGGGGGAAGATGATGGCTGAACTGTGGATGGTGGGGCTGACCGTCGCTGCGGCGGTGGTCCCGTGGGCGATGTCGATCCATGCCAAGGTGGCGGTGATTGCCAAGTCGGTGGAGGAACTACCAGCACTTGTGAAGGAACTCCGCGAAACCCTGGAAGAGCATGAGGTTCGACTGGATCGGCATGACGAAGAGATCAAAGCTATCAAAGACAAAGCAACGGCTGGTAGTTGAATACCACCCGCTAGTCTCCATCCTCTCCCGCTACTTCCTGCAGAACCGGCCGGGCTGGCAGCGTGCGCTGTACCAACCAGACCTGGAGGGCGAGGGATATCTTGCCCTGTGCAAGGCGGCACGCACGTACGACAGGACGAAACTGCCGTACCCGAAAGCGTACTTCGCACGCGCCGTGTTGAACGCCATGCTGAAGAGCATCCGCAAGATGACCAGGACTCCACGGGAGAACAAGGTCAGCCTCGCGGAAGCAGCCGACAAGGTGCCGCAGTACGACGAGGTGGATCACCTTCGGCTGGCCATCGAATCCCTGCCCGAAGAGGACAGGAAGATGGCGACCGAAAGGTTCGTGGACGGTTCTACCTTGCGGACTCTAGCGGAAGCGAACGATATCCCGGTGCGGATCGCTTCCCTGGCCGCGCGCCGGTTGCAACGCGAGCTTTCACGGTCGTTGGATATCCGGCTTCAGCCGCGCGCGCCAGCGTCCACACCTCAGACGGCGAGTAGTAGCCGCGAGAACCCGCGCGCATCACCACGGGCTTCCGAACGTCATCGCGGGCGAGACGCAAAGTAATCCCTTCCCAGGTGAACCCATCCTCCCGCATGGCGAGGATGCGGTCTGCGATCCTTCGCTCTTCAGGTAAGGGCACCCACTCGCCATCCTTCCTCGTCCACCCGAACGGCCTGGTGTTGCTGTAGGGTTTGCCGTTCCGCTTCAGGTACTGCCATGCATCGGATACACGCCGGCCGATACGCTTGCGTTCGTACTGCGCCCAACTGGCGAACTGGGTGAACATCATCTCGCCCTCGTCTGTCGCAGTATCGACGGGGAAATCCAGGATGGCGAGGCGGATGCCGAATTGTTTCCAGGCGGCGAGGGTGGTGGCTGCGTCTGCCGTGGACCTCCAGCCACGATCCAACTTGCTGATGATCACCAGATCACACTCCCGCAGCGTGGCCCAGAGCAGCTTTCCCTTGGGCCGATCACGCAGCGGGATCTTCCCGGATACATCCTCGTCCTGGAAGATGTCGGCTACCTCTAGGTCATGCTTGGCGGCATAGGCCAAGATCTCCTGGCGCTGGTTGTCCGAAGAGATCGCCTGATCGTCAGTCGATACCCGCGTGTAGCCGTAGATCATCGGTCACTCCAGCGAGGAGAAGAACAAGATAAGAACCAGCACAACACCACCAACCAGGAAGTCGGCAACCTCGGACATGGCAAACATGATGCCTCCTATTGTAACAGAATCCGGATGATCAACTCTTTCAACTGCACCGCCAGCAACAGCAACACACAGGTCGCTGTGATATGCAACGAAACCAGTACATCCTTGTACATCGAACCTCCTATTCAACCGTGAACGTCATGTCGCACGGTGTATCGTGGGTGAACGTCAGGGTGGCAACGACACGCTTCTCGCCGTCCGTCCACAGCGTGGCGCGTGAGTCGGTGTCGGTATCGTCATCGATCTCGGGGCAGTAGTCCTGCCACGCACCGGACGCAATGAACTTGCCGGTCAGCACTGGGCCGGCGATGTCGTAGAACTGCAGCCACGCCAGTCGGACCTCATGGGCCGTGCCGTTGTGCGTGGCATGGTCCATGTCGGCAATCGCATTGGCCAGCAATCGGGCATCGCGGATCTGATCGGCGTGCTCCACAAAGAACTCGCTGTCATAGGCATGCTCGCGTACATCGTCCGTCATCGTTTTCCCCTGTACTTATTGACCAGCTTCTGAACATCCTCCACATCCAACGCCTGCCCGTGGAAATCGGGGAGCCCCTCTATCCCACGTTCCTTGTACTCCCGCAGTCGTTTGCTCACTGCCTGCTGGGTGACACCCAGCTCATCGGCAATGTTCTGGATCGTGCCATTCGCATGCCGCATGACAGCGGCAATGAACGCCTCTGCGGTGGTTTTCCCTTCACGTTTCTTAGCCATCGACATCACTCCTTCGGTGCGAATAGTTGCCTGCCAACACGTTGGCCCAGTACCAAGACGGGTGGCGGGTGTCGTCTGTGTGTGGGTACATGCGATACGTCGCATGCCTCGCGTCTTGGTTGTCGCAGCACAGGTCGCCGTTGTGGTCGGTGTACACAATGAAGTCTTCGCCCATGCGATCCAGCCACTCACGCAGTTCACGAACAGTTGCCATCACGCACCTCCTCCGCACCAATTCCAAACACATCATTGATCACCGTCGCCCCAACGCACAGCCGCTGCTTGTCCAGTTCAGTCATCTGCCTGTTGTGCTTCAGTGAGTAGGCAATAGCCAGCATCACTTGCACGGCGACCTCCTTCTGGAGGTACAGGGAACCGCACTCAACGTCCGGCTCGTAGTCTGGGTGGTGTTTCTTCCTCTTCTTCTTAGCCATCACTGTCCTCCTTATGTAACCGGGTGAATCGCATCGACAATCTGAAACAGCACATTGAAACTCCCTCGCCCGGCCGCAGTACTTAGGCCGCTGCCCTTGCACCACTTACGGACGGAAGATTCCCTGCTGCCCTCGCCAGTGATCCACGGATCGATCAGGCTTTCAAACAACTCCAGCCGCTTGCGAAAATCTGCAACGCTGATGCCATGCTCCGGATGCTTGGTGCCATGGTTCCGCACGTAGATGCCGTGCATCGCAGTGATCTGCTTGTCGGTCCAGCCTTCCATCACACCCGTCCTTCCGAAATCCATTGGTCCACCTTGGGGAGTATGCCGTTCTGCGGTTCGTATCGATCTTCGCCATCCGCAATCCGGCCCATGAACAACTCAACGCTGCCGTAGCTGCGGTCTTCGACACGCTTGTGCAGTGTGCGCGTCTCCCAATCGCAGTCGTACTTCACATCGACAATCTGCCCGGCGTCGGCCGGGAGTTGTTGCCATGCCATCACATCACCTCCTTATGTATCCAGGAAAGGAAAGGTTTCTCTCGCAACATCGGCATCCTCCTCGCTGCCAAGCAGGCCCTGCACAAGACGGAACGCGGCAAGGCATCCGCTGTTGAAGCCATACTGCCATTGGCTGTCGTCAGACCGCAACTCCTCCAGGTCCGCAGACCATGCCGCCTCTACGCGACGGCGGCCGGGCTGACTGACAGGATCGTCCGGCGAGGTGCGTGCGTACCAGACGAGGTCGAAGTACTTTTTCTCCCACGCATCCAGTTCCAAGACGAAGTCAGCGCCTTTGGCTGTACCCTTAGCCATCACATCACCTCCGGGTTTCTATCGCACCAAGATTGGTACACATCCTCATCCTCCGGCAACCATTCTACAACCTCGCCGCCCATCTGCAACGCGGCCCCTGTGTAGATGACGATCTGCCCCTCATCGTCCTCGCAGATACGGCATGTGGGAAACATCTCCCGCACAAGGCGAGCGAACTGCCGGGTAGTCCCGTCGAACTCAGGCATTGGGATCCTCCAGGCTTTCGCGAATCCCGAATTGAAATCGGATGTCCAGCTTGGCTAGTGCATTGGCCAGAGGCTGTTTCACTTCCTCTGGGGGCTCGTCATGCTGAAGGGCAATGGCTGCCGCACTGACCAAGGCAGCAGCCTCATCGCGCGTAAACCGCACAGAGCCATTCATTCGCAGCGTACTTTTCATGCTTCCTCCAAAAGAAAAAGCCTGATCTGTTGGCACAGGTCAGGCTCGGTGTCCTCCACAGCGGCCTCCGCCAGCACAAGCAGGCGGATGGCCTTGTCTACGTGATCGTCAGTCCAATGATCGCTCCTTGCCATTGGTTCCCTCCATGGTTACTCCCTCCGCCTTGGCGATGCACTGCTCCAGATGGCAGAGCAGGCCGGCAATAGTGGCGTCCACATAGGTGGCGTCTAGGTTGCGCCACCCCGCGACATCACTGTCCTCATCCAAGATTTCCAATGCGGCAACAGCTTTCCGCAACGCATCCAGCAACTCAGGGGCAGCGGCGATGAGGCGGGCATTGGCTGGCTGGCAAAGCAGGAGTGAAGGGCGATTGCAAGCGAGGGTCGCGACCTCTTCTCGCTCGCCGTACTCGTTGACTTCGCCCTCGCATATGCACAGGTAGTCACCGTCCTCGTCGATCCACCACGGCCCAGGTGTATGTGCCATCATTCATCCTCCCATTTGATAAGGAATCCATCACCACCACACTTCTTGCATCGCAGGATGTCGCACCCGCGGATGTACTCGCCGGGACTACAGGGGTGCCGTGGCGGGCAGCACTTGGGGCATGGTGCCAGTTCAGTCAGCCGAAGACGGGCGGTATCGTACGTCTCATAGACGGCAGCGATCTCTGCGTTCATGTGCCCACCTCCTGTTTCGCGTGATCTTCCCACAGCCGACGCTCAATATCGTCCAGCGTGCCCGTGTATTCCGACCGTCCGATGTGCGTGTAGTACTGGCCGTCCTTTAGACCAGCCAGCACGCCCACCTCATAGACCCACACCGACTGTACGTTGTCTGGCACGTAGCCGAAGTGGTCTTCCAGAATGTCATGCTCCAGACCTTGCGTGGCCTGATGCTGTGTCGCTCGCCAGTCTTCAAAGGTCATCACGCAATCTCCTTATGTTTCTTGCTGGTCGGCCAGACATTGACCGTCCACCCAGGCATCCGAATCAACACCACCCATCCGCACAACGACACGCAGCCCCTCGTAGGTGGTGAGTTCGCTGCACATGTGAGCCAGATCGTCTATGTCAAACCCGTCGATCATGTCCCGCAATTCCTGCACTGCCTCGGCTTCCGACAAAACTTTGAGCGGGAGCATCACGCAATCTCCAGTAGTTCCAAGGTTTCCCGCAGCACCTCGTAGCGGTGTCGATGCTCATCAAAGAACTCGCTGTCATCGAACCCCGCCTTTAGTTCGCATATCTCCCTGTCCAACAAGTCCTTCAACTCCTCGGCCTGCTCGTCGGTCAGCTCAATGGTTGGCATGCTTGGCCTCCGCAATCTTGTAAAGGATGGAATCCAATAGGCGAGCCGCCTTGGCGTATGAGTCATGGTCCCGGTCGCCCTTGGGGTATCGCCGCAACATCTCGGTCACGTTCTCCTGCTCAACAGTCAGGCAACCCCAGGCTTCTTTGAGTTCTGCCTTGGTTAGTTCAATCGTTGGCATATGCAGCCTCCAGGTCTTTTAGAACCACACGCATGTCTTCCAACATCCTGCGAATAAATTGCAGATCGGAAGTATCATTCCTGCGGACAGCACGCCCCTCGCTCTCGGTGAGGTATTCGATGCGGTCCAGAATCAACTGCCGAACCTCCTCGCCTTGGTCAGCAGTCCAATCAATGGTTGGCATCGCTGGCCTCCTCGTGCTTATGCGCGGACAACTCAGTGACCGCGTAAACAAACATGTCCATCCTCTGCGTTGCGGCTTCCCGATCAGCAATGCGCTCCGCATGGTCCCGATCAGAACAGTACGAACAGATGCGGTCGGTCGCATCAACGACAATAAAGTTTTGCATCACACCACCTCCTTCTCATACACGCCGGAGTACCACCCGGTGCAGTCTTCAACCCAGAACCCCGCAGCCGACAACGCATCGGACAACTGTTCGATCTTGTCGTATTGCCCGCCGTCGTAGTTCACATAGGGCCAGAGCGGATCGCCAAGGTAGTGTTCCAGGATGAGCAAGGCACCCTTGCCGTACTCACCGTCCCATTCCTCCCGGGTGTGGCACTCAAAGTCCTGGCCGACCACAGACCGAATGACGGCTGCGGCACGGGCCATCTTGGCGAGGTCACCGGATGTCATGTCGTCACCTCCGAAACCATTTGAACTCACGGACAATGTCGTCCACTATCGCCCAGTCTTTCTTGCCATGCGACTTGCGGAACGCAGCCGCCAATGCAAGGTACTCCTGTGACTTGGGGGCCGTGTCGAACTCCTCCAGTACCATGCGGGCAATAACGGCTAGGCTTGCCTCGCTCTTGGCCTCTTCGCAAAACGTCGCCGCCTTGCCGGCAGCAGCCTTGGCGAAGTGGCTCTGACTGACATTGGTGTTAGGCATTGACCACCTCCAAATGCACATTGCCACGGGACGGATCCCACTCACAGTTTACCGGATCATCGGACTCATCTGCCCGGTGATCCACACACAGCGTCCACCGTCCGTACAGATCACGGGCGGAAGACTCTGCCTCTTCACGGGTGGCAAACCGAATGCCATTGCCAGCCCACTCATTGCCCACCTTCACCATCGGTCGAAAGCTCATTCGTCATCCTCCGTTCACGGACGACCAGTGTTGCGGTCTACCCAACCGTCACGCACTGGATCGAAATAATCGAACTCCTCATCGTCGCTGCATTCGCTGGCCGAGGCAGCCATTGCGTCTGCATCGGCATAGCACTGGTCCAGCCGTTCACACTCGGCCAGCAGTTCGCGCTCCTCGTCTTCGGTCATGCCGTCTCGGTATTTCATGCCTTGCTCAACTCCAACTTGTGCTTGCTAGCGTGGGCCGAGAGTTGCACCTGGGCGGTGCGGATCCAGTCGATAGCGTCCGCATAGCAACGCATGGTATCGGGGTAATCTTCCCAGCATCCGCCGGGGATGGGCTTACGCAACTCCATGGACAGCAGATACAGGCCCCACCACACCAAGCACGCCTGCGAGGGTGTGTAGGAGAACTCTGCGGAGTTGGCTCGCGTATCGGCATCCGCATGCTGCCGCACCACATGACGAATGTTGTACTCTCGGCTCATCTCAATTCTCCGTACGCACTAGGTAACACTTATGTCCATGGAGCGAACGCCAAGTCCGCATCCATTCTTCCGCCTCCCATCGGTTATCAAACGTCGCAATGATCCTCTTCCGTGTCCGTACTGCCCACATAGCACTCGTCCTCCAATGACGGGTCAAACGTGTAAACAATCCCACAATCCCGGCATCTCGCATGACCTACGTCACCGAGAACACCGGCAAACGACACCTCGCAACAGTCACAGACGGGGCATTGCATTCCGCACCTCCTTAGTCCCACCAGTACCGAACACACCGAGACGATTGCAGGAACACCTCGTCTCGCTCATCCGCCAGCACCCGCTTGGCAGTCGGAAGTTTCGCCTTGCACCCATATGGCAACTTCACATACAGGCAGACGCTGCCCTCTCGGGCTATGCGAATCAGCGCCTCCTCGGGGAGCCGGCCGATCACGCTCGGGGCAAAGTCGTTGTAGCCCTTCACCCACTGTTCCATGATCCACTGAGCGTCATCCCGCGGCAGCCAGCGGGACGCGAAGAACTCCAGATTTCGCCGCTGTTCCATCGCCTCCCAGGCAGGGACATCAATGTATGGTGCGGATACTTTTGGGTGATAGTCCCAGCAATCCGCGTACGCTTCGGCCACCTCCTTCGATACCGTGGTCATGTGTACCGACTGTTCAACTGTTGGCATGTGTCGCCTCCTTTTGTCGCTGCTCCCATTCGTACGGGAAGACGGGCACCCATGCCCATCTCCCATCGTCCATCGCACCACCGAAGAACCGATCCGCATCCCAGCCCAGCTTTTCGCAGAGCCGCTTGCACGCCTCCCGATGGTTGGCTTCGCTGTCTAGCTCGCTAGCCCATGGCACTGTGACCATATGGCCGTTGGCCGTAGCCCGAACACATGAGCCGCGTGTATTCGTCGGCCCGTGATACTTGCTGGTGATTGCCACCATGTCACACCTCCCCGTGAAAGATTCTGCAATCGATCATCTCATAGTCGTAATAAAACGTGCCGTCTGGCCGCGTCACCCTGCATATGCGGTCCACGTACACCATTTTCCGCTGATGCTCGGGGCTGAATCCCTCCACACCAACTGTTTGCTCCGTGCGAATGAACCGCCAGACGTTACCGTTGGAGGCAGTCCATGTTGCAGGCTCGCCCATGTCACTCCTCGTACTTGTAAAAGCCACAGGTATTGCCGTTTGAATCAGCGAGCCGGCCTTCCTGGCTGCCGTCCTTTTCCACGGCCCGCACGACCTTCCGCAGGATGTTCGCCACCTCACAGGCAGGGTCATCCTCAAAGGCTGCGTTGTCGCAGTCGATTTCAACCAAGAATCTCATCGTCAACCTCCCCATTGCATCCACCCGCCACGGTTTCCCATCGCCCCGTGTCCGGTTGATATTGTTCGACCGTTACGCCGCCAGCCACGCGGCACACCCACACCCGCACGTTGCCGGTGTCCACCTTGCAGCTACAACACTGCCCGGTGCGAAGGGTTGGCATTTCACGCAAGGCATCAGCATTCCAACGCATGTCAAACCTCCTGATGGCAGTGTTTCGCCAAGAATTGCGTCAGGCTCGGCAGAGACTCAGGAACTAGACGCACCCCGATGCCTGTCTGCTGCCCGATCACGCCGTGCGTTCCGGCATCCACGCGAATGCTCACGGAACCGTCATCCATCACAAGGAACCGTGTTTCGTAACACCCTCCCTTGTGGAACCAGATCGGCTTGCCTTCAACCTCGCCCCATTCGGCCATGTCACACCTCACGCCTGAAGGATGGGCAGATGTGCAATGGCAGACATAATCGCCTTGCCACCATGCCCGGGAATGTAAACGTCCACTAACGACAGGCCCGCCTTGCGAGTACCAGCACCGTCGCATAGACGGCACTGCTCACAAGTGAGCCGCTTGCCAGCCTCTAGGGAGGCAGGGCACAGAATCTCACTGTCAGCAGGCTCGCCTCCACGCATGGTGCGGAAGGTACGCCAGCCTAGATGCTTGGCATGCTCACGGGACCACGGGCCAGTAAGACCATGGACGGATGCCATGAGATACTGCCGATAGCCCGAATACTGTACCTTTGACCACTGGTGAGTATACCCCGTCCAGCCAGCGGAAATACTGGCCAGATGGTGCATAAGCTCCAGGGGGATCAGCACCGGCTCGCCGTATGTACCGAACCGGATCTTGCGACCCCGAATGAACTGGTCATGGTCAATGGCGGAATACTCCACGTATCGACCACGCCTGAACGCACTGTAGACCATGGCAGGGCCCTGGCCTACGTTGACATAACACGCACGGAACTTTCGCTTGCCGCGCTTGCGGACGAAAACTCCTTGCAGCGGGCAGGCAGTATCACCCGCACCGCAGATGGCCGAATCGCCACCTGTACGCACCGCCTGTACGGGATGCACATGCGACCTAATGATGTAGGTCTGGAGCATACCGCCGGTCTTAACATTGCCAGACTTCCCGAGTGGCATGATCACCACATACGGGGAGCCGTCAAAGTCAGACCGGCCCCGGTGCAGAATGACACCGAGCGGACGGACGGTGCGTGATCTTGTGACCATACGCACCTCCATGAATGGCTACCGAACGGCAGCCGAATAGCCCGCCATGCTGTGGCCGATCACGCAACCCGGCAAACCTCACCATTTGCCGGCCTTTGAGATCGGATTAGTGCATGCCGCTGTTGACATGCCCACGCCGATGCAGGCGGTTGTTGCGTGTTGCTTTTAGGCCGCATGCAGCCCCAGCACCACAGTCAGCCCATGGCGGGCTATTCGGACACCGTAGAAACGGCAACCGAACCCGGACAGCGACACGGAATAACCCATAAGGGCTGCCACTGCCCGGGATCGAATCCCGTTAACTGAGCGCACGCTGCCATGCATTAGCGGCCCGCGAGCCGCCGCACAGCACAATGGCCAGCGTGTCTAACTGATCGCGGAGCGTTTCATCCGCAAACCACGGCCAGCCATACAGGCTGCCCCCAGAGCGGTGAAACTTCACCAGCGACCACAACAATCCAGCGGCATCGTCAGAGGGCTTAGAAGCCCGCCAGCCGCCCGTCCTAGTGTTGAGACACCCTGAGACTGCCCGAACGGCCAATTCATCAGACGGCACAGCAACATTGCCAGCCGCCCGAAGTTTGGCCAAGGGTTCAGCCAAGGCTGCCATCACCACTAGGGAGTGATCCACTTTCGACATGGAACCTCCATTGGCTGCCCGCATGCGCAGGAGTAATACGTTTCCTCCTGTCAGAAAATCGTCGCAACATAACTGGCGGGAAGGTACACACGGGCAGGAAAAATATCCTGACCGCATGACACATCACACGCCAAGCCTGTGGCGACGATCCATGCCGAAAAATCCATCCCGGCCGGATTGAACCGGGCCGGATTGAATTGGCAACATATATGGCGGGAAGGTACAAACGCCAAAAATATTTTTCAGTGGGCTATTGACACTGGACGAAAAGACAACTAGACTACAACGCGACGGGCTGAAACCCGTCAAACCATTAGAGGAGTATGGGACAATGGCAACGAAAAAGCATCTCGCCGGTATCCGGCATCGTTTGTTCGGTCTGATTGTTACCAACCCCGCGCCGGGGACGGTATTCAATCCACGGGACTATCTGGCAGACCCGGGCCGGTTCCGCGATTGTATGGCATGGTGGAAGTACAAAGCAGCCCGGGCGGGGGTTGGGGATGGATTGCCGCGAGACTTGCGCGAGGCGAGGCTAGAACAGGCCGCGCAGGATACGCTCTCGGTGTTTTTGGATCGCGACTATGGCAAGGCGAAAATAACAGCCGACGAGCCTACGCGGGCAGTAATGGGCGCAGCCGCTTATATGCGGCGAGCGTACTACATTCTGCCGCAAGTAGGCGACCAACCCCGCCGCCGGGATAGCCGCAAGTGGTACCCCTACAATCGGGCATTGAATGCCGGAACCCCCAACCCGTCGCGGATTGTCGCAGCCAGTTTTAACGCGACGGAAGACAGGGCCGCGCTCATGGGGGAGCATGACGACGCCCCGGGCGATACTGTCGCAGTGGCGGGAGGGGAAGGTAGGCCACGGACGGACGGAAAAATGGTACCCACCATGACGATCCTGCGCCAGTGGGTGGAACGTAGGGGGGAAGAGTTGGAAGAGATGGCGGAGGTGGAAACGGGTTGGCGGATGGATCGTCGGTTTGGCAAGGCGCAGGAGTACCCCGCGTGCATTGTAACGGACGGGAAGCCGCAACCCCGCCGCCGATACACTCCGGCCGCGCCCGGGCCGATGGTACGCGGCCGGGATAGTGGGGAGCGATCCATGCTCACCACTATCCATCCCAACCCGGAAGCGTACCGGGCGGAGTTGGCGGAATACTACGCGGGGAAGTAGACTAGCGTACACTTCACAAGCGTACACTATAGCCCCGCCCCTCTAATCGGGGGGCGGGGTTTTTCATGCGCCGGGCGGAGAGTGTACGTGTGGACAGTAGGGTACAAATGAACGGGAGGGGGGACGATGCATCGAAATTTCTCCGGAGTCAAAAAACTGGAGAATTGATCTTGCAATTGTGTTGCATTTGGAATTGCTTGCCTAGCCGAAAGCGTAACCCGTTGCAGCGTAGGGGGTTGCGGCATGGCTGGGAAGCCTATCGGCACGCACGACCCCTCCCCCATCCCCCCCCGGCGCGTCAGCGTATTCTTGTCATACCCACCCCGGGATTTTTTGTCCCCTTCGGGCGTCAGCTTTTTCTCCCGCGTTTCCCGCCGGTTTCGTCACGCCGCAACCGCGTGCCGTTTTGGACAACTCGCCCTCCGCCCCTAGTTTCCAGCCCAGCGGACACTTGCCTGTTAGAAGGAATCGTCATGGCCTGCTGCAACTGCTGCTGCGAAAAACTGGACAAGCACTGCTGTGATGGTGCGTGCCAGGATAGCCCGTGCGATGGGTGCGAGGGCGCTGGAGACTGCGGCGAGGGCGAATACTGCTGCGGTGGGCAATGCGTCCCACAATCGGAACTGGTAGCCATAGCCACACCCGGCGGAGATTGCGGCGATCCGAGCCCATGCCAGCCTGACGAGACATGCTGTCCTACCGGGTGTTGCCCGGAAACTAATTGGTGGTGCTGCATTGACGCCAGTCAGTTCTGCGCGGCAACTCCGTGTGACTGCCCGCGAGTAAACCCACTGCCATGATTACCACACGCCTCCAAAACTTGGCCGACAGATGCAAAGAGCGCGGCTACACGCTGGCAGAAGTTATGCCGTGTGTTGTCCGGCGTGATGGCAACAGGATTACAGTCGATGAAACGCACCCGGCGTATCCGCGAGAGTCCAAACCGGGATTTGAAACCGCCCCCCCCAAGCCCCGCCCCCCCAAAGTCGAAGAAGTCGGTCACGGTCCAGGCACGGAATTGAAGGCCCTCCTGAAGAAAGTCGGTATCGTCGCCTCTCCCAGTTGTTCATGTAACACCCGCGCCAAGCTCATGGATGCCAATGAGTTAGAGGAACCCGGGTGGTGCGAGAAGAACCTGGAGACGATCTGCGACTGGCTCCAGGAAGAGGCGACGAAAAGGAAACTCCCCTTCGTCCGCATGGCTGCCAAGATTCTTGTCCGGCAGGCCATTCGCAATGCCCGCAAAAAGGGACAGTGATCTCTTAGGAGAACCACATGGCCTTTGACTTACTGGGCGAGGCGGATCTGGCGGATGTCCAAGGCTTCGATCTCTTGGAGGAGATGCGCAAGCGCGGTGGGGCCAACCTTGGTCGCGCCACTTCACCGGAGGCCCAAGCCCAGCAACTCGCCGCCCGACAGCGGCAGATCCAAGAACGCGCCCAGGCCCAGCAGGACGCCCGCCGTACACAAACCTTTGCAACAGGAAATTCCATGATGAACCACGGCGCCTCAGGCGCTTACCACGCTGCGATGGGCTCTGCACAACAGGGCAAGGCCCTTGGCGACATGATCTCCCAGACCATGTCTGCGCACCAGGACGAGAACGACTCCCGTGTCGCCCAACTCCGAGAACTACGCCGCATGGAGCATGAGAAGGAACTGAAGCGCATGGAGTTGGATGCTCTCCTGGCCCGCATCGATGCAGCACGGAGGTAACGATGTTCGACTTTCTCTTTGACGACGACTGGGACGATGGACCCTGAAGGCGACAAGATCCGCAAACTCCGCAAGGGTCTGTGGGCCAACGTCCACGCCAAGCGTGAACGCGGCGAAGCTCCCGCCAAGCCGGGTGACAAGGACTACCCAGATCCCAAGCAGTGGAGGAAGTTGAGTGGACAGCGAGGGTGACAAGATCCGGAAGCTGATTCCGAATCGTCCCGTCAGGGATGTCCAGGGCGGCAAGAAGTTCGTCGTCCGCGCCAAGGTCGGTGACGAGGAGCGACTGGTCCGTTTCGGGGATGCGTCCATGGAACACTACAAGGACGGCTCCGGGGGCGGTCATGGAGACGAGGGCCGAAGAGAAAACTTCAAAGCCCGCCACAACTGCTCCGAGAAGACCGACAAGCTGAAGCCGGGTTATTGGTCATGCAACTGGTCATGGTGAGCGCTGATGGGCCCTGACCAGATTGCGGACGAGATCCGCCAACTCCTCCGGGACGCCAAAGACACCGACTATGAGATGCCCGGCATGGTGTCTCTTGCAGTCAATCATCCCGGCATTCTGGCGTATCAGGTCAAAACCCAACCGCACTACCAGCAGGACATGCGGAGAGGAAAGTTCCTGGACGGCGTGGAGGATATGAAGTCCCGCAACGACCGCTACATGCGAGTCACCGGAGATCAGTCCGCTCACGTATTCACTGAAGGCATGGGGCGATCCGGTATCCCCTTCCTGGAAGAAGCGGTCGGCAAGCAGAAGTCCCTGAAGTCACCCTACTGGAATCGCGGCGTCTTGGCATTCGGTCAGCCACTTCGCGCAGGAACTGACTACATGCAGGCTTTCGCATCCACCAACATGAATGCCGGCCGGATGCTTGGCGGAGACGAGAAGGCTGCTGACGACCTATCGGATTCTGCCAACCGCCTGCTTCTGGGGCTTCCCAGGGCGCTGTCTGGCGAGAAGGATCCGATGCAGTATGCGTGGGAGGCGGAGCGCAAGGCGGAAGAGGATCGCCCTGTGGGGGATCTGACATTCGCTATCGACGCCCTGGATCGCCCGCGAGCGTCGATGGCCATGTCCTCATTGCCCTATGAGATGACCGCCCGTCGCGGAATGACCGATGGCGGTGATATGGCGTTCCCAATCTTTGGCGACGGCCTGGGGGGCAAGGTCGCTGCAATGGCAATCGATGCAGTTACTGACCCTCTCAGTGAAGGCCCGCATGCAATCCGCGCTCTTCTGCAAGGACGCAGACTTGCGGCCGGCGGTCACATGCTTGGCGAGACTGCATTACCAGGAGCATTCATGGGGATCAGCGAAGCCATGCGAGCAAAAGCCGAAGAAACCGCTCGCCGCCTGAATGAGGAGTTGCGCTAATGCCTAACCCAACCCGCTACGTCGCAGACTTCACCGGCCAACTCCCATGGATCGCGGAGGACATCGCCAAGAACCTCCCCCGCGCAGACCCAGAGACTGCCATGGAAGCCATGATGATGGCCCGCAGGAACATCCCGGTGGACGACAGTCCCTTGGAGATGATCCGGCAGCAGATGCGCGGCGAAGAGAACTACGGCTACGACCAAGGCCGTGTATCTCTTCCACCCAACAAGACGCGGTGGGATGCCATGCAGGAGACGATGTCAGAGTCTCCCGGCTGGGCCCGCAAAGTAGGTCATCGACTGCAATACCATGAGCCGCAAGAGTGGCCCGTGGATCCTGAAGCACTCCGCGCAATGCGCCGTCAGGCCATGGCCGAAGCCTACCTGGATCAGGCAAGAACAAATCCAGAGATCGCCTCCATGCTCCCCATGGGTCTGCGACCTGGAATCCTCCCCGACAAACTCTTGGCAAGGCTCGCCGCAGAATCCCCGCAAGTCGTTCTCCGAAAGGCACTCCAAGAGAACCCAGAGATCGTCGGAGGACTGATGGGCGCAGGGGGAGTCATGGGTGGCGGCATAGCCTATGGGCTATTGAGTGACGAATAGTGTACACTGGTACACATGAAGCACATCATCCACGTTAACCAGCACGTAATCAAAAAGAACAACAAGACCGGGGAGCGCGACCCCGTCCTCACGGTAAAGACGTACAAGTCCAACCAATACGCCCACTCCGTGAAGATCAACGGTCCCTGCGTGGTGCGATACGAACCGGACAGCCCGCTCTCATGTGGCGCCCGGGTGTGGATTGAGACGGAGGCGGAGGTCGAAGCCCAATAAATCGGTTCGCGTTCCGGCTGAACTGGACACTTATTCACCAGAGGAACCTCCTCCCCCCGAAGGTGAAATAAATGTCCGACGAAGTAATCCAGAACGAATCCGTTGCCGAAGACACCGTTTCGGCTCCCGTTGATTCCGCCCCGCAGTCTGCGCCGACTCCGCAGAGCGAGAGCTTTGCGTCCCCCTACGAAGCCTTCCGCCATCTCCCGGAGTTCCAGGGCCAGGACGATCTCGCCATCGCCCAGAACCTGTACCGGGCGTTCAATGGTTACGGCGAAACACAGCGCCAGCTTCAGCAGTACCAGTCGCTGATTCCGCACACCACGGAATACGTGGCCAACCGCGAGAAGTACCAGCAGTGGCTCGCCGCCCAGCAGGAGGCCAGCAAGCCCAAGCCGGCAGAGCAGCCGAAGTGGTGGAACCCGCCCTCGGTCGAAGACACCTACAAGAACTACATCATCCGCGACCCCCAGACGGGCAAAGAGGTCATCGACCCCAACGCCCCGTTTGAGGCCCAGCAGGCTCTCCGGAAGTACCAGGACTACACCGCGCAGTTCGCGCGGAAGCTGGTCACCGATCCGGAGTCCACGCTGAAGCCGTTCGTTGAACAGGTCGCGATGCAGAAGGCCCAGGAACTGGTCCAGCAGCACCTCGGCCAGTATCAGGCCCAGAATTTCGTAACCGACCTGGAGCGGCAGAACGCCGACTGGCTGTATGACCAGAACGGCCAAGTCTCCCGCGAAGGTCAGGCGATCCAGGCGTACATCCAGCAGGCTTCTCAAATCGGCATAGCCGACCCCAAGGCCCGCTGGCAGTACGCCACTGGAATGCTGCAGCGCGACCTTCTGAATCTGCGCTACCAGCAGATGCAGTCGCAGTTCGCCGCTCCGCCGCAGGCCGCGTATCCGCAGCCCATGGACTACGCGCCGCAGCCTGAGTACGCACCGCAGCCGGTCGATCCGGTTGCCCAACAGAACATGCAGTTCCTGCGCGAGCGTGCCACCCGCACGCCCAACAGGTCTGCAGGCACTACAGAGCCTCGGGCACCGCGCCAGAGGATGAGCTTTGAAGATCGGCTGAAAGGCCAACTCGTTACTGATGGAGTGATCTAATGGCATCGTCGTCAACTGATTGGGCAAGGTCTATTGCCACAACCATCCAGACGTTCCTGCGGGAAGAGGAAATCGCTTCCCTCCGCAAGTACAAAGTCTTCGCGGCTTTGGAAGGTTCTGGCAACATCCGCACCAACATGAGCGGCCGGGGATTTCAGTGGGAAATCCAATACCGCAACCATACGCCAACCGGCAACAACGGTGAGACTCCTCGCTCGTTCGCTCGCCAGAACCTCTGGAAGAACGCAGAGCTGGAATTTCGTGGCGCGCAAGCGACCGACGCGATCTACAAGAAAGAGATGCTGGAAAATCGCAGCGCTCAGGCTCTTGTGAACGTCGCCGGCCGCATGGCTTCGCGGCTCATCACCAGCATGGAGCAGTACCTTGCCAAGGAGTGGGCGGTCGATGGAACGGCCAACGGGAACGAGCTGCGGTTCCATGGCATTGAGTCGTTCATGGGCAACAACGGCACGCTCAACGTGTCCACGGGTGCCCAGCGTACGGCCAACGCTGCCGATCCGTTCGGCTCTCCGTCCGACACCTATGCCGGTCTTTCGACCGCGTTGGGTGCGTACGGCGGCTCGCAGAAGACGGGCGTGTGGCCCAACGGCGAAGCCGATCCAGAGTTCGATTTCTATTCGCCGGTCATCACCAACGTGACCAGCACCTACTTCGGCGGTTCGACTTGGGCAGCCAACTGCACCAAGGCGCTTCGCGAGGCGCTTCATCAGACGCGCCGCAATGATACGAAGCAGGATCAGATCGATATGTGCCTCCTGAACCGCAGGTGGTACATCGACTTCCTGAATACGCTGGACGCCAAGGAGCGTGTCATCGTCGGCCGGACGGACGGTCTGCGGAGCTACGGCTTCACGGATGTGTTCGACTTCGACGGCGTTGAGGTTTCGTCGGAAAATTCTGTTCCCGCCGACACGGGCTACGGCCTCGCCATCGGGAACATGGAACTCCTTTGCATGACCGATCAGTTGATGGTCAGCGAGGGTCCGTTCTACGACGAACTCACGCAACAGTATCGCTACGTTGTGTCAACGCTCGGCAACCTTAAGTTTAAGACGCCGCGCAACTTCTTCAAACTTGCCGCCCTTGCCTAAAGAAAGAGGTGATCTGAAATGAGTCTGTTTGACGATCCGCCGTTCGCACTCGGTCAGACCCTCGGGGTCACGCTGGCCACAGAGGGCGGCAATTGGGTTGGGGCCGTGAAGACGTTCCCTGACGTTAATCCTGTTACGGGCGTAGTCCGCAGCAACCGGGTGAAGACCTGTATCGCTGTCCGCAACACCAGCGGCGTGATTCTGCTTCCCAAGCGGGTGGTGATGTTTAAGGCGGGTTCGTTCACGGAAGTGGACGGCTACGACAACGACACCACCAAGCTCCCGGCCGGCGTTGTGGATGAGTTCATCCCGACGAGCGGTGTGGCTAACAACGATGTGTTCTGGTTGACTGTCGAAGGTCCGACCGAAGTGAAACTGGGCCCGGCCCAGGAAGCTGCGGTGGACACGGCGCTGGTGGCCCTCACGGCCGCAGCCAGCACGCACTCCACCACGGCTGGGCAGGCCCAGACGGCGGCGGTGACGTTCTTGCAGCACCACTACATCGGGCGGGCCGTCTCCGCTGGAACGACGGGTCAGAACGTGTTGGCTATTGTCAAACTCGCCAGGAGCTAACCATGACGCTTCGCAATACGCTGATCGTCGGCCTCGCGAGCGACCAGTTCGGGAACCAGTTGGCCAATTCGCTCCAGCACCTGACGGGCGCCACAAACGCCCTGACGGTCGGTGCGACCAACATCACCGTTGGCGCGTCCACTAGCAGCCTTGGTTTTTACGGCGCTGCCGTGACCGCCAAGCCGACTGGCGTGACGCTCAACAACGTGACTGCCCTCGCGACTGCTCTTGCTAACCTTGGCCTGATCGCCACCACTTCGTAACGCATGCCCCTTCACGGGGTTCGGGGGAGGCGGCCGGCCGGGCAACTGGCTGGCCGCCTTTTCTCTTATGGATGAACAACTTCTGCTCGCGCTCATGGGCGAACAACCAGCAATCCAAAACCTGGACTTCCTCCGGCAGTTGATTGCCGAGACGCGGGGCCAGGGCAACTACGCCGACATGGAGAAACTCCGCATGCTCCAGGGCACGGGCATGGGGACTGACGGACTTTCGACGCAACGGGGCGACGAGTAATGCAGCTTCCTCAGTGGAGTGACGCCCAGGCCGCCCAGCAATACGTGGACGGCTTCCAGCAGGAAGAGCCGCAGTTCCAGCGTCAGGTCTTCCAGCCCCAGCAGCAACGTCCAAGCAGTTGGACGCAGCGGACTGGCGAGCCGATTGAGATGCGGTATTACCAGCCGACTCCTGTCCAGCAGCAGCAGCAGGCCCCCGCCCCTGCCCCACCGCCTCCGCTCCCGCAGGGCGCGCCATTCAACCGTCCGCAGACCGCAGCGCCGCAGCAATCGCAACAGTCCTCCCAATGGCCTGGGTACGGACCAGCGTCGTTCCCGCCAATCCCCGGCGCGCTGGACATGAACGTGTATCACTCGCCGTTTTCGGACATGAAGCCCGGCGTCTATACGCCAACTGGCCAGTATTTCGGCGGGGATCTGGTGACGGGATTGCGGCAGGCGCAACTCCAGCGGGACGCGATGGTTCAGCAGATGAACCAAGCCACGCTGCCATACCAGATGGCGAACATCTTTGGCCAGGATCTCGGCGCGCCGCAATTCGATTTCCAGGCCATGCTGGGCCGTGCCAACGACGCCATTCAAAGCGGGTTCTACAACCCATTCACCCGCTACTTCGATGAGACGAGCGACCCCCTGACGCAGATCGGCCAGCAGGCCCCGCCATCGCTGTACGACCCGTACCAAGAATGGCTGGCTACGCTCCCCGGCTACCAGCCGCGTGACAGGTGGATGGCCGGACAAGGCAATCCACAGGCACCCGCGCGACCGCCGCAGCCTCCTGTACCTTCACCCCCGCCGCAGCCTCTAGACGCCAGTGGCCGCCCGCGCAACCAGATGATGTTCTACAACGCAGAGGGCAGGCCCTTTGCGGGGACGATGTCGTTTGCCCCCGGCACGTCGCAGGAATACCAAGACCAAGCCATGGCGCAATGGGCGAACAGTGAGGGCTACTTTCGCCCCGACCCTCTCTCGCAAATCGGCCAGCAGGCCCCGCCAAGCAGATACGACCCCACGGCGATCTCGCCCGTGAGCCGCTGGCGCGCCGGCATGGGGCCCGGCTCACCCGGATTCCAAGAAACTGACTGGATGCGCAACATGGCTGCGCAAGGCTACGTGTTCTAGGGACACTAATTAGATAGACACCCCAGACAACAGTTGACGGCTGTACACTAGAGATCGCACAGGAGACACAACGCATGCGGATTTACACGCCGACAGGTTACGCCACGCCCGAAGAGGCGATGCGCGCCGTCTACGACAGCGAGCTTGCTGCCGGATACAATGCGTGGAAGCAAGGAAAAGCCGGCAGCTACTGGGCGCATAGCCAGTTCAACGGAACTGGGACGCGCACAGCCGACATCCAAAACGCGATGCTGAACCACTATAACACAACCATAGCTCCGCAGTACGACGAGTTCAGCTACGACGCAGACTTGCAGGGGACTGGGGGGTACGTTGGAAAGCGACTGCCGCCCGGGCAACGTCGCGCCCCTCCCCCTCCGCCGACATATAGCCGACCCGGCGGCCTTGCCGGCATGGTGCCGTTTACTGGCCCGCGAGGGGAGTTCATGTGGAGGCCGCCGGGAAAGATTCCGGGGGAAACCGGCTTCGGCACGGTGAGGCCGCCCAAGTGGAGGCCATCCCCTCCGGATCGGCCTCCCAGTGGCTCGCCAATTGGCCCCAACGGCCCGCGGCCGCAGTCGTACCCTGCCGGCACTCCAGGCATGGGGACTGCGCCGCCCGTGGGGCCAAGAGGCGGCTTCGGCGGCGTCCGTCCTTCGTCCGCGTCGATTGGCAGGACCGGCCGTGCGTACCCGCGTTATTAGTTGACGGCTGTACGCAAGTTCAGTATACTATCACCCTCCCCCGAGGTGACACATGCAACAGCGCAAGCTGAACGTCGGTCTGGTTACGTTTTCGTACGGCGGCAACGGCGGAATCTCCTCTGAAGTCCCGGACATCCGCGAGTGGATGGTTCCGCTTGTAGCAGAAGCGTCCCGCGATCCACGGATTGAAAACATCCGCATCTGGAATCTCGCGGATACGCCGATCACCATGACCCGCAACCGGGCCGTCCTCCAGGCCAGAGAGTTTGGGCTGGATGTCCTGGTGATGATCGATTCCGACATGAAGCCCGACCTGGAGGGTTCCAAGAAGTTTTTCCCCTCGTCGTTCGACTTCTTGTACGACCACTACGACAAGGGCCCGGTGGTCATCGGCGCGCCGTATTGCGGGCCGCCGCCGATGGAGTGTGTGTACGTGTTTGAGTGGCGCGACATGCAGACCGGCCACCCGAACCCGGACTTCCAACTGAAGATGTACGAACGCACCCAGGCCGTGAAGATGGCCGGCATCCAGCCATGCGCTGCCTTGCCGACTGGCCTGATCATGTACGACATGCGGGCCTTTGAGGTCACGGAGCCGAAGACGGAAGAAGACAAGCCGTGGTTCTATTACGAATTCCCCAACAAGTATCAGGCGGAGAAGGCATCGACCGAAGATGTCACTATGACCCGCGACTTGTCGCTCGCCGGCACGGAAAAGCTGGGGTACAACCCAGTGTTCTGCAATTGGGACGCCTGGGCTGGGCATTGGAAGCCGAAGTGTGTCGGCAAGCCGCAGTTCATCGAAGCCAAGCACATCTCCAAGAAGTTGAAGGACTGCTGGGAAGCGAACTACGACCACACGGTGTCGCTCGTTGACCTGAAGCCAAAGTTCACCGTCCGTGGCGGAAGCTAAGTCTTGCACGCACTGCGGGAAGTCCTACCCGCTCACCAAGCAGTACTGGCACGTTAGTAAGGGAGAGTTTCATTCGCGGTGCAGGAAGTGCCGCAACAAAAAGCAGAAGGACGGCCGCGTCATCCGCTCGCAGAAGAAGTTGGCGGAGATCGAACGCGGGGCAGTAGACACGTTCATCGCCGTGTCGCGGGTTGGCGGGACGAACATCCCCCACTCAGCGGAACTGCTGGAAGTGGCGATGAAATACTTCGGCGGTGTCGAAGGCTTCATCACCGCGTTTATGAAGCAGTACTACGACGCCCCGGCCGGGGGTGCGTTCCGAACCAAGCAACTGGACTCCATCCTCAAACTCATCACCGCCAACACCGCCATGGGCGGAGCCAAGAAGCCGCTGGAGTTGATGACTGAAGAAGAGCTGGAAGCGCAGTACCGGCGGGACGTTCTCGCCGCCGCCATGAGTATCAAAGTCAACGGACAGCCCGCAAGGCTGGAAGATCATGCAAACGTGCGAGATATGCCGGTGGTGGACAACCTACAAGCCGGAGGCGTTGGTGGGGGAATGCCGGAGATTCCCGCCGCAGTCGCGGAACGGCAAGTGGGAGAATCCGCTGACGGACAAAAGTCACTGGTGCGCGGAGTGGCATCACCTAACGATGTGCCAGCGCAATGAAAAAGCATCCCAAGCTCAGCGCCCCGATTCCACAGCCTGACGCGCCCGTAGTCACGCAACACCAGATCCAGCAGATGCGGGAGGTGCAGGCCGAACTGGCCTCCCGCCGGCTGGAGGCCCTCCGCCTGTACAGACCCATGCCCCACCAAGAAGAGTTCCACAAGTCGATGGTCAGTGAACGGATCGTCTTGGGTGGTAACCGTGGCGGCAAGTCATTGGCTGTGGCGGTGGAGGCGGCCCGCGCAGCGACCGGCCAAGACCCCTACGGCAAGTATCCGCTGGAAGGCGGGAACATTGCGATAGTCGGCCGGAACTGGCCCCACATCGGTCTTGTGATCTACCCGATCCTCTTTAAGGCCGGCGCGTTCCGGATCATCAAAGACGAGGAGACAGGCGAGTGGAGGAGCATCAGGCAGGGCGATGACAAGTCGAAGTCCAAGCCTGCGCCGCCCCTCATCCCGCCCAGGCTCATCAAAGACATGTCTTGGGTGCTGAAGAACGCCGGCTATTTAAACAAAGTGGAGCTGACGAACGGCTGGACGATCTGGTGCTTCTCGTCAGAGGGAGAGCCCCCGCAAGGCTATCAGGCCGATCTTATTTGGCTGGACGAAGACTTAAACAACGAGCGGTGGGTGGGCGAATGTCAGGCTCGCCTCGCGGATCGCAAAGGCCGATTTGTGTGGGCGGCCATGCCACATTCGCGGAATGATGCACTTCTGGGATTGTGCGAACGTGCCGACAAGGAGATTGAAACAAACAACCCCAAGCCCCTCATCCAAAAGTTCACGTTCCGGTTCCTGGACAACCAGTTCATTGATGACGAAGAGAAACGGAAGAACATCGAACGCTGGTCTGCCTTGGGGCAAGAGGAATTGAAGATGCGTGCGGAGGGTGAGTTCACCACCGAATCCACGCTCATGTACCCGACGTTCAATCCCGCAGTTCACATCCTGCGCCGGGAGGAATTGCCGGACGGTCAGGTGCCTGCAGACTGGACCCGCTACGCCGCGATTGACCCCGGCCACGTAGTCATGGCGACACTGTTCGCAGCAGTTCCGCCGGACGAACGGTTTATTCTCATCTACGACGAACTGTATCTCCGGCAGTGCAACGCCATGATTTGGGGCGAGCGGTTCTACGGGAAGGTACAGGAGCAATCGATCTACGCCGCGATCATGGACATGCACGGCGGCACGCTCCGCGATCTCGGATCGGGACGATTGCCCCATGAGCTGTATTCGGAGGAACTGAAGAAGCGTGGCTACAGGTTCTCCATCGGCGGCAGCAGCTTCATCCCAGGGTCCGACGACATCCCCGCCAGAACGGCATTGGTACGCCAGATGCTGCATGTGCGGGGCGACGGGACAACTAAGCTGAAGATTTTGGACGGAGCCTGCCCCAACCTCCTCAGAGAAATAAAACGCTACCGCAAGAAAACCACCACCGTAAACGGACAGGTCTACGTGACCGACGAACCGCAGACGCGGGGTGAGGTCCATGCCGTGCAGACGTTGGAATACCTTGCGGCCCATGAGCCCCGATACCACAAACCACCTCGCCGCCCTGGCCCGGAGCCATGGTGGGTGAAGTACTTGGCAGAGCGTGAAAAGCGCCTGCGCAAAGACGATGACGGAGTTACCTACCTTGCCCCCAAAGGAGCATTACGATGAGCGCTTTCCAGATGCCGACCGCCGAACTGGGCGACAAAGTCTTCTACTACCGCCATGAGGGCGCCCCGCCGTCACTGGCCCTCGTCACCGAAATCTCCAGCCGCACCCTGACGCTGTGGGTCATTACCCCCAGCTACGGCGGCGTGGAGCGGTTTTCGGTCCACCATGTAGACGATCCCGGTGTCAACGAGTTCCCTGCCTGGAAGGAGTACGGCTTCTGGGCACCCCGGCCCAGCAAGCTGATCGCCCTCCAGGAGAAGTTGGCCCTGGCGGAGAAGCGCCTGGAAGCCCTGGAGGCCAAGAAGGCCAAGTAGGGCATTTACCTAAGAGGACTTCATGGCCGAACAAAACCCACTCGCTCCAATTGCCAAACGCTGGCTGGAGTGCGTGAAACAGGGCGAAAAACACAAAAAGCCTTTTGCGGATGACGCCAAGGAGGCCATGGGGTTCTATGCCTCTGACCCGGAGGCGATGTGGGGTCCGGAAACCAGCCGGTCCTACAACAAGGGCATCGATGCGCCGGCGATGCGCATTTGCGTCAACCGGGTGTGGGAAGCCGTGCGTCTGTTCAGTTCGGTCATCCACCACCGCAACCCCACCCGGGCGGTGAACGCCAAGCAGTACCCTGTTGTCCCGCCGCATTTGCTTGGTATTTTTCCACAGCCGCCGGTTCCCCAGATGGGGCCTGACGGCCCTGTGATGGGGCCGGACGGCCAGCCGGTGATGATGCCCGATCCCGGGATGCAGCAGTACCAGCAGGGCATGCAGCAGCAGATGTTCGCTCAAGAGCGGCGTGGCATTATTGCCAAGCTCTTGGAAGACTACCTGAACTACACACCCAACGAACTGGATCTGAAGAAGCATTCCCGCAAGGTGGTGGAAGAGGCGTTCATCAAAGGCGCTGGCGTGTGGTGGCATGAGCTGTACCAGCCGCCGGGGTCTTCGGTGAAGATGGCCGGCTCCTTCTATGACTCCGTAGACAATCTGGTGTGGGATCCGGACGCCGACGAGTTTGAGGACATCCGCTGGGCTGCGCGCAAACGTGTCCAGCCGGTGGACGAAGTGGCTGCGAAGTTCGGCCTGACCCGCGAGGATCTGAAGGGCCACATCGAATCCTACTCGTCCCGCGCAGATGAAAATGAACGCGGGTATGAGTTCCGCAAGAAGAACGGCAAGACCAACGACCTGATCTGCTACTGGGAGATTTATTCCAAGACTGGGTTTGGTGATCGGCTAAAGGACGCCGACAAGGATCTCAGGGGCAAGTTCGATGCGCTTGGCGTGAACTGCTACATCGTTGTCGCAGAGGGCGTGGACTTCCCATTGAACCTCCCCCCTGCCCTTCTCCAAGAAGAAGTAGACGAGACTGGCATCCCGCAGGAGATGTTCATGCGGGCCCAGTGGCCCATTCCATTTTGGGCGGAACCGGCGGGCTGGCCGTTTACGTTGCTCGCGTGGCACGGCAAGCCGGGCTACTCTTGGCCGATCTCGCTGATTCGCCCTGGTATTGGGGAATTGCGGTTCATCAATTGGGCGATGTCCTTCCTTGCCACCAGGATTGCAGTGTCTTCGCAAACGCTGATCGGCGTGGCAAAGAGCGCGGACCCAGACCTGAAGGCGAAGATCCTGGACAAGGGCGAGAAGGGATTCAACATCATTGAAATCTCCGAAGCCGTTGGCCGGAGCGTGAACGATGTCATCAGCGTGTTCCAAGTTCCTGGTGTCACCCAGGACATGTACAACATCATTGCCGAGGTGACGGCCCTCTTCGACCGGCGCGTGGGCCTTACTGAACTGTTGTACGGCATGACCAGAAATCAGTTCCGGTCGGCTGCAGAAGCGCAGGTGAAGGCTGAACAGATCAGTGTGCGCCCGGACGATTATGCAAATATTCTGGAAGACGCATTGTCCGAGGTCGCCCGCAAGGAAGCATTGCTTGCGCGGTGGTTGATCTATCCGCAAGATGTTGCGCCGGTCTTGGGACCGATGGCTGCGCAAGCGTGGCGGATGCATGTCCAGGGCGAGTCTCCGGATGCGATTGTCAGAGAGTACGACTACCGCGTTGAGGCTGGCAGCGCTCGCAAGCCGAACATCGCAACCCGCATTGAGAACATCACGCAGGCCATGCAGATTTTGGCTCCGATCTCGCAGGGCTTGCTCCAGGCCGGCAGGCCGGAACTGTTCAATGCCCTCTTGGAGGATTGGGGCAAGGCCATGCAAGTGGATGTCACTCGCTACATGGTTCCGCCCCCGCCTCCGCCGCCACAGCAACCCCCGGGCGGGCCTCCTGGCCAAGAGGGCCAGCCTCCAGAAGAGCCTCCGCAGGAGCAAGCACCCCCGCCGCAATAACATGGATATCCCTCGCCAGATCCGAGACGCCGGCCACGAGGCCGTTGAGACGTACAAGAAGGCTCTCCCCCATGGAGAGCGTTGGGCGGAAATGTGCGCCCTCCAGATCGCCCCCGGAACAAGGGGTACGGACAGGGCATTCATGGAAGGCCGCTACAACAACCAGCAACTGGATAGCATGCCGAAGCTCTCGGCTCAGTGGATGGTCAAAGAGGCCAAGGCGGCCGGGATAAACATATCGGGCAAATACTACTGCGGCGGCATCGCGGACAAGCGTGCGTGGAGGGATCCAGAAGCCTGGGTGTCCTCGTCGGACGATGTCCTGCGTGTAGCCCAGAAGCGTAGACTGGTGGTCAAAGGTTCAGTACAATATGACCCTGGCTCTGTGGATCCCCCGAAACGCAAGCTGATGAACGAAAAGATCCTCCGCCGCGAGGTGGCGACGGAGATGAAGCGGCGCCCCGGTGCAAAGGCCGGCGAGGTCCGCGAACGAATCATTGAGAAACACGCCTACCGACCGAAAGGAAGAAACGTATGACCGCCAGTATTGAACGCTTTTCCACCACCGCCGTGATCACGGCCGGCTCCTCTGCAAACACCCTCACACCCAGGTTTCCGTTTGACCGCTGGGCCGGCGGCGGTGTTTTGATCGGCGCCACCAACAGTGCCACGCAGATCAACTGGCATGCCTCCATTGGTCCGGAAAGCACCCCGCTCCAGATTCGATCAGACGGCTCTGCTGTGACCACGGCCGTAACCGATGGAGCCCACCCGATTCCGGATGCCTGCTTTGGCTTCCCCTACATCGCCCCGGTGATCGTCGGCGCCACAACCTGCGCCATGACTGTCACGCTGAAGGGCTAGTCTCTCTCTCACCACAAGAGCGCACCTATGTCCCCGATGAGCCCGAGACTGCTTCGCCCCCGCTCATCTGGCCTCCACCCGGAGGCTGCGTCGTGGCGTACTCGCGTCGTCGATAACGGCGGCACAGTCTCGGCCGCGACACTGAAGGCCGTTTCCGACCTGTGCCGAGCAATCGACAGCGCCGGTATACGCAGTCGCTTTCTGCGTTTGAATGTTTTTGCGGGCGACAACCTGTCGGCCGTGCTGGTGCCGCTGTTTCGGGGCGCGAGCCTGAGCGGAGCGCAGTACGGACTTACGACGGACGCAAATGTATCCGCCGGGCCGTTTGTCAGTGGCGACTACACGCTGGCGACGGGACTCACCGGCAACGGGAGCAGTAAATACCTACAGACCGGCCTCAGGCTGGATCAACTGCCCGCAGGCATCGAAACAGACGGGCATTTGTCTGTGTATGTTCGGACGACGCCGAATAACAACGCCATGATTTCCAGTTATTCGTTTCATTCGACCACTGCGGCGGATCGGCATCGGTACGAGATGGTGCCAAACAATTTCACGTTTGGGCGCGAAACCGGGCAGGCTGGCCCGTCGTCTCCAACGTATCCGGCATTGCAGGTCGGCAGCCGTTCGTCGGCATCGTCGATGTTTACCTATCACAATGGCGTAGCAGGCAGCGAACTAACCTCCTCTATCACGCCCGTCGCAACGAGCATTCCTTTCACCGTGTTCGCCCGCAATCTTGTAACGGGCACGCCGCCGACGGCTGGCTCATACAGCCCGACGCTTTATTTCTCTGGTGCGCTTGGGTCGTATTCGATTGGGCGATCTCTGAACGCCACTGAAGTCACCCGATACACCAATGCGATGAACACATTCATGGCGGCGCTGGGACGCAACGTATGACGCTTTCTGAACTGACGCTCCCGATCAGCCTTGCCGACGCTCGCGGGCTGGCCCTCGTCTTCACGCCCGCGCTGGCTGGCAGGCTCGCGGAACTGCACGCGCAATACGGCTCGCCCAACTGCGTGCCCTTTCCTCGCACGCTGACCGATGGGCGGCTCATGCTGTACGCGGACGTTCTCACAGAGATCGGGCCGGGCGGATTGCTGGAGGCAATGTGGGCCGCAGCGGATAAGGCCGTGCTGGGGCAGGCGGTTGAAGTGCTGCCCTGGTCGGAGGCGGTGGCATTGCTCCCGCCCGATCCGGTGGTGTGACGCTCTTCACCTTAGAGAGAGCCGTTCGATGCCGATGAATCCGCGACTGTTGCGCCCACTCGCCCGACGGCAGGCTTCTGCGCCTCCCTTCTCGCCGTCCTCCGTTGCGGGTCTTGTGGGCTGGTACGACGCCAGCGACCTCGCCACACTGTTTCAGAACTCCAACGGCACGGGGGCGGTTGGAGGCGACGATCCAGTTGGTTACTGGCAGGACAAGAGCGGCACGGGAAATCACGCCACGCAGTCAGGCTCAACTTCGCTCAAACCCACACTCGCCACAGCCTCCACCAACGGCAAGGCGTCTCTTTCGTTCGACAATGATTCGTTGCAGTGTTTGAAGTTTGCGGCGAATCCGCTCGCAGGAAGTGCCGCTGGCACGGCGTTCTACGTTTGTCGCGGCGATCTTGGGGAGGACGCCTGCATCGGCCACCCGCTGGCGAAGTTCGGAGACACTGTTGATGCCGACCATTATCCGTGCGGAGGTTTTGATCACTATTCCTCATTCGGCAGGGACACGCGATTCAGTTTTTCATACGACCCGCCATTTACATCGACGCACGTTGGGGTTGTTATGTCCCGCTCTGCCGACTGGCGATTCTGGTTTAAGGACACGCTGGCGACTACAAAAACCGGCAGCGCCGTCTCTTGGGGAAGTTTCGCAAGCATTGGCGGCAACGGCAATGAATCTGCTGCGGCGTTCTACTACCCTGGAGTTGTGTGCGAGGTTTTGCTTTACGCGGCGGCTGTTTCGGACGCAGACCGCGCGACGATCACAAACTACCTTGTATCGAAATGGGGGATCGCGTGACTTGGTCGTTCAGGGTAGCGATTGTCGTTCCTGCATCCGCCTTGCAGGCGGCCGAGTCGCTCGCGGCTAGCGTTGAGCCGGACCCGTCATGCACAGGGCCGCACTTCCGGATTGAACTGTCTGGCGACGGCCAGCGACCTGCATCCCACCGGGCTCTCTGCACGTTGGCGACAGATGAAATGGTCGCCGCAATGTCGGCGGCATTGCCGAATCTTCCCGGCGTGATGTTTTGGCGATGGAGCGATGATGGATTGCAGAATTCAAACGTGACTCAGGTTTCTGGGCAGGCGTGGTCTTTTGACGCCAGCCTAGACGCGGCCGGTTTGCAGACGGTGCGGGCCGTTACGCCGTGTCCGAGTTGCCCGCACTGACGCTCTTGCACCAGAGTACGGCAATCGCAGTTTGCGATACCGGCCAAACAACCGGCCACGCCTGTTACGGAACCTATGCCAGAGACGTTGCACAGCATAGGTTCCGTAACGGCCAGCAAACAGGCCGCAAAACAGCATTGCGCCCGATGGACAGGGCGGTAGAATCTGAGCCATGCCGACCGTCACGCTCCGCTACCGATTGCCCGACGAACAGAGCGAGTACGATGCCGCGAGGCTGGGCGGCGAGGCTCTGTCAACGCTCTGGGAGATTGACCAGCATTGCCGCTCGCTGCTCAAGCATGGCAGCCCAACGGCAGAGCAGCGGGAACTAGCGGAGGAGA